ATGTGCGGACGCTTTGCTCAATCACAAACCCGTGAAGAGTACCTGGCTTATTTGGCTGAAGAGGCTGAGCGGGATATCGCTTATGAACCCGAACCAATCGGCCGGTACAACGTGGCGCCAGGGACAAAGGTTTTGCTCCTGAGCGAACGCGACGAGCAGTTGCATCTCGATCCAGTACACTGGGGTTACGCCCCGGGGTGGTGGGATAAACCACCGCTGATTAATGCTCGAGTAGAAACTGCGGCCACCAGCAGGATGTTTAAGCCGCTATGGCAACATGGCCGGGCGATCTGCTTTGCTGATGGTTGGTTCGAATGGAAGAAGGAAGGCGATAAGAAGCAGCCCTACTTTATCCATCGTGCCGATGGCCAGCCGATATTCATGGCGGCAATCGGAAGCACTCCGTTTGAACGTGGAGATGAAGCAGAAGGCTTTCTGATTGTTACCGCGGCTGCAGATAAAGGTTTGGTAGACATTCACGACCGCCGGCCGCTGGTACTTTCACCAGAAGCAGCCAGGGAATGGATGAGACAGGATATAGGAGGGAAAGAGGCCGAAGAAATAGCTGCGGACGGTACGGTGCCCGCAGACAAGTTTATATGGCATGCTGTGACGCGCGCCGTAGGTAACGTGAAGAATCAGGGCGCCGAACTAATCGAGCCAATCACCTGACGACCGGCAAATCAGAGAAGCGGGTTGTATAGCGAGGTGAGAGCATTTCTCTCTTCATCTGCCACGTGGCCTGGATCCCCTGCCCAGCAAAATAGAGTGTTCCCCTCCCGTCCTTTGCGTTGAGGTGGTCGAGAACTTCCATTAGTTTCTCGCTGTTCTGCCTTGGCGCATTCTCGTCAAACAGGTTCAACTGGGCGACACCCTGGCTATAGAAATCACCGAGCATGATCCCCGCCTTCTGATACCGGTGCCCGTCGACCCATATCGCATCCAGACACTTTACCGCGGCATTGATGATATCCCGGCTATCCTGCGTTGGCGTCAGTAATTTAATGGATCCGCTGTTACCGTAGTATTTTTCGTTCAGCGCAAAGGGCGACGTCTTCACGAACGCCGATATGTGCCGGCAGTATTGATGCTCTCCACGAAGTTTCTCTGCTCCTCTGGCCGCATATGAACAGATAGCCTGTCGCATTTGTTCATAGGTGGTAATGCGCTCCCCGAACGACCGGCTGCAGACGATTTCCTGTTTCACTGGCGCAAACTCTTCCAGCTCAAGACACGGCTCGCCACGAAGCTCCCGGACGGTTCTCTCAAGCACCACGTTGAAGTGTTTGCGGATAAAGCGGATATCCGTATCAGCTAGCTGCAGGACGGTTTTTATCCCCATAGCCTCAAGCTTTTTGCTGATACGGCGGCCAACACCCCACACCTCATCAACCGGGAGTATAGCCATCAGTTTGCGCTGCCGCTCCACATTCGACAGGTCAACTACCCCGCCAGTGGCTTTCCATGTTTTCGCCGCATGATTGGCGAGTTTTGCCAGTGTCTTTGTTTGTGCGATCCCCACCCCGACCGGGAGCCTGGTATTGCGGTAAACGGTATCTTTCAGCTCATGCCCGAACTCTTCCAGCACACGGCAATTACGTACACCTGTGAGATCGCAAAAGGCCTCGTCGATGCTGTAGATTTCCACCCTGGGACACATTTCCTCCAGTGTCGTCATGACCCGGTTGCTCATATCTGCATAGAGTTCATAGTTTGAACTGAAGCAAACCACTCCATGCCGGCGGAACTGGTCTTTGCATTTGAAGTACGGATCCCCCATCTTGATGCCAAGTTTCTTGGCTTCGGCAGAACGCGCTATCACGCACCCATCGTTATTGGACAATACGACAACTGGCTTCCCTCGCAGATCCGGCCTGAAAATGGTTTCGCAGCTCGCGTAGAAGCTGTTCACATCAACCAGAGCAAACATTACATCACCGGGCTGTCATCAAAACCGGCTTTACTGATGATGTGAGTTACCACTCCTATCAGCTCAACATCCGCTAGCATATCCCCTTCAATAGCGTCACCGTCCTCCGTAATGAGCGATCCTCCAAGGAAGCGCGCAAACTGCTGTACCCCGCAATATGAGATAAGTAAAACCGCTGATGCTAACGGCGATGATGAGCGCTCAACTACGGCGATGCCACGTTGTGTATCAACGAATGTTGCATGCTGGCTTATGCCGGTTACTTCATAAAACTGTGGTTGCTGAAGCATGATTTGCCATCCATTTACACTGTTTTTATATACAGTAGTTTTGAGTGAGGGGCAGATCAAGAAAGTTTCAGCTATCAATTTCTATGACAGCTGCAATACCCACCCGGTAACTCTTGCATACGGTTACCGGGTGGAGCTCATTTACCGCAGATCGTTCAAAAGACTAAACTCCTGCGTCGTAAATATCGGCCATTTGCTCTTCAGTTAGCCTGGTTGGGTAGTAGACAATTTTCTGAATAGTACCGTTAAACCATAGTGCATCCGGGTTTTTATCGGTGCTTCGCCCTCTGCCTACACTTATGCGGCCAAAAAGCGCTACTGCAACCGAGGCGGCGACCTGGGTTAATCCATATTCATCGTACGTAAGCAATGTCGCAGCATCATACGACAGAAATCCCCGGTAACTACGCCCAGCACCTGCTGAGCCCTTTTTCGTATCCAGACTGGTATTGGCACCGGCATTGTATGAAGAAGCGGAAATGACGCCGTTCTGACTCGCCAGGTTCTTCTGGTAAAAGGAGATATAGTTAGCGCTGGTATCGGTGGCCTCAACGCCGAAGAATCCGTTTCCTAACTCCAGAACACCAACCGGCGACTGATTAACGCCGGGCATCACTGCCTCTACGTAGATAGTTCCGGCATCAGGAGACATGAATCCTGTCACTGAATTATTTGCATTCAGAGTATCAGCTGCACGCGTCCCTGATGCGCCAGATGTTGGGACATACGGCGTGGCTGCTTCGCGGACTTCCAGTTGTGCCCCCCAGACATACACGGTCTTACCAGTCCCGACGTAGGCTGGCATAAGCCCAGCATTCACTCCATCATTGATGAACGCCAACCCGGCCCCGCCCGCCGGATAAGCAGCATAAATACGGATCGTAATGCTGATCCGCCAGTATCCATTCGGTCCCTGTTCAATACCAGCCTGTTGCACGGCAGAGGAAGCTCTTGCCACAACCCCTTTCTCGAGGTCGAAGTTTGCAAACGTATTTCCTGAAGAAGCAGGCAGCGCATATAACTGTACAAATCGCGCAGTTCCCTTCTTCACATAAATACTGTAGGTGTGGTAGCTGTTAACCGCTGTTGCCGTTGCATTCACTTCTTCCAGGGTATGAACAGTGTTACTCGTTCCTTCTGTCACCAGCGTTGCCGACGTATTGCCATCAGGTGAAACTGCCGCTACCGCAGTCACCGTGACTCCGGTTTTCGCCCAGGTCGTTTGCGTGAAATCCTCGCTGTAAATTGCCTTGTTAGATGTGGAGTTATGTAACGTAACACCACGTCGTTTACGGGTGACAGGATCATAAACAACAGCAGGTTCATTATTAGCTACGGTCTGGAGTATACCGTAAGGACCGACGACGGTCTTTTGCGAAGCGCGAGCAAAACTGGTGATTTCACTTATTAACGTACTTCGGAAAAGTTTGCCTGTGGTAATGTTTCTGGCTAAATAAAGCCCGTTCTTAAAATCGAGGTAAAGCGAAGCATTATCTGGCATAGGAGCATTTGCCCCTGGCAGCTGTGACGGGTCGCCTTTATATTCAGAGTTGCTTTTCAGTTCAAGAGCCATTTTAGATCCTTATTCTTTTCCTGGATTACGACCATAGGTCACATTAGTTTTTGTACCCGTGAGATTTTCAGCCGCCGTTTTAAAGCCGACATAATGGTTTCCATCAATATCGACATCGGTCAGGTTTCCATTGCCACACAAACCGTAGTCCTGTGTTTTGCTGCTCTGATTATCACGTAATTTATTGCTGGTTATGGAGCCACCAGTAATATTCCCGTTTATAACCAGACCAGAGCCACCACCGTTCGCAATATCCTGCCCGTTGTTGAAAACTCGGTTGTGCTCAATATCGACATTTTTCATGGTGCCGCTCACCAGGCGAAATCCATCTCGTCCGTTTCTGGCCAACTCATTCCCGAATATCCATACGTCGTTATATTCCAGTGAGCCCGCCGTGATTTCGATGCCGAATTCAGCATTATCATTAATGATGTTGTCCTTGTAGTGATACCCGCTCCCGGCGACAACTGCGCCTTCATATCCAATCCCTGACTTACCATTACGACTGATATTGTTACCCATCAGTATCCCTCGGGAGCCCGGCGCCGGCCTTCCATCTACCACATCCATTGTTCCGGTATCCTGTAAGAAACCGTATCCGGTGTTATTAGTCAGGTCATTTCCGATACACACCAGACCATCAAGACCACAGTCACCAATTCCTGCCATGCCGTTTCCGGTGCAAACATTGTTGGCGTAGATGCTATACCGGCTATGGTTTTTCGAATTTTCCCGGCGGGCCCATTCTCCGAAAATCCCGAAATTCCTGTTATTCCGGTTGAACGTCCCACCGATATACAGCGGTTCATCGAGATTCCCTCCGGTACCAATACCAATTCCTGATGCCCCGGCCTGTCCTGCCGGGGCCAGTCGTCCGCAATTCTCTGTTGTGATATTGGTCATGGTTGAGTCGTAGGCGTAATCGACACCCAGCCCGGTTGCGCCGGTATTCTGAATTAGCAGCCTGTTGAAGAAACAACGCTTAAAGAAAAAGAAATAAAACCCTTTTATCCGGCTGTCATAAGTCGTATCTCCGATAAGAGTCTGCTCGCTGCCATCAATGGCGAAATCCTGGAACAGACAATCAGAAAGATAACTGTCGTCATCCGGCAATCGCTGAATGGCGGCGTAGGAACCACGCGGCCGCAGAATTGTGGTTCCGGTTCCTGCGCCAATAATGCTCACCCCAGAACGCGGGGTAATGTAGTTCAGCAGCCCCCAGTTACCTGGCGGAATATAAACCACGCCACCACCATTTCGCGCGGCAGCATTGATAACGCCGTTTATGATGTATTCGTTTCGATCTCCCTGTTCGCTACGCAGCCCGAAATCACGCGCATCATAAACCTGTCGGTTGTTCGCAAGCTCACGCAGGCGCTCTGTATTTCTGCTGAGCTGAGTCTGTAAGCCGGAAGTCATACCCGGTAAGTAAAGCCGGCCAAGCTCATCCACTCGTTGCCACACCGCCTCCAGAGCATCGGGCATGACATTAAGATAAGGAGAACGATTGCTGTTTATCTTCCGGCGTATTCTGTCGAACTCATCCTGCACTGAGCCATTCAACCCGGGGGCATACAGTTGCCCGTTCTCATCCTGAAGCAAGACCACATTTCCTGCTGAGTCCCGGTTAAGGTGGACGGAGCTATTATTCGTTTCATCAGTTCTGTCTAAAACTTCCTGCACCGGCGCTTCCATTCCCGCCAGGTATACACGCCCGAGCTCATCCTGTATTAGCACAGGTTTTCCAGCAGCGATAACCCTGGTTAGTTCACTCCCTTCAGATAAATACACCCGGCCATCAATAGATTCCTGAGACGGCATTTTACGTCCAGTAGCGACCAGAGTTCCGCCATTGTTGATGACTTCAATAGCCAGCGCACTATCATCAGGGCTACGGTAATAGGTTGTGCTTCCTTCAGGGATATTGGCAATATCCGCCTGTGCGTCTTCCAGAGTCATATACTGGCGACTAAGTGGGATAAGGTTCTGGCGAATACCCTCTATGGTATAGTGTTCGTTGCCAAACCGATCTACGTACTTCTCACTTGGGCTGGTAACAATCTCATCCATCTTTGCGCCAGCAAAAACTGCGTCCCGGATATCCGTACTTGGGACTGGATTCTGCGTTGGAGTAGGTAACGGTGTTGCCATTATGCTTGTCGCCCTATAAATGGCGCACGAAATCCTCAGAAGTTAATCTGATGGTGTGCGCGAAGGTTGAAGAGTTACTGTGTTGTGTTACGGATAAATAGCGTCTGAGTATTCAGACAGAGTAAGAGTCTGTGTGACATCGCCATTGGGTTTAGCCGTTTCAACACGCCAGATGCTGGAGTTAAGTTCGGAATCCGTTGCAATAAAGTACCGGCTGGCAACCTGGCAATCGCTTCCATTGTAGATATTCAGTTCGAAGGCATCTGCAGCGGCCTGGAATGCTTTTGTATTACCCGTTACAGGATATGCGCGCCAGCGGCCACGGAAGTTCCCGATGCTATCTGTCATCACGACCCACATATCGCCAAGAGAAAAATCAATACGTTCTGAGGTCGTGAAGATGTCGCCATTACGACCAGTCAGGTAGCCATTCTGCTGTTGATTGTCGTACATGTCAGGACACTGGACAACGGCGCCACGCACCACCTGTTCAGTTTCCAGCACCTTGACTGTCATGCTCAGCCGCGAATACAAAATGCGCTGCGCCTCTAGCCATGCCCGATCCAAAGCCTGGGTGCGATTACGGCAACCTTCCAGGCTAATCTGACTGGCGTTAACCGTCGTGTCTTCCACCTCCAGGATACCACCCGAATCAATTTGCATGTAGATATAGGTTTTCTTGTTAGTGACAGGATCAACATAATCAACCGTGACGCCATCGTAACCGCCGGGGAGAGACATTTTCCAGGATATTTTATATTCGTCCCAGAACATATTAGAGCGTGAAAAAACTGCGTCTGGATATGGCACCTTTTCATCACGCCAGAATGTAATGATGTCTCCAATCCAGTTAAACTGAACCCTGGCTACATTGCAGATGGTTTGAATTCTCTCTCCCAGAGAAAGTTTTTCATCGGAAAACGTATAGTCAAAATATCCTAACAGCGGGTTTGGTAGGGACACATAAATAGCATAAAGTGAAGCCACATCAAGCCCGGATACATCCTGCTTACCAACCATTACCCATTCGTGAAGAACAGCATCGGCAAATGAACGGCTTGGGCGAAGCGTATAATCAACCCCACCTGCAGGAGTCCATGAGATGACTCTCCGCTGTGCAAGACAGTTATATTTTCTGTCTTTTGCTGCCGTAGGCGTTTCAGTTTCACGGACTGTTACTCGCACTAACGTATCATCCGGGTAAACAACATTACGTCGGATATTTACCGCGTGCGCGCCTGATATATAAACAACGGATGATGAGCCACCGTTGTTTGTTCGCTGCACAGTAAAAGCATAACGTCCATACCCCGCGGCTGGCGTTATCTTATACGTATAGTAAACATAATCCTGATCTTTTCCGTTATTCCTGACGTTAACATCCATGCTCCCTTGCGTTCCGGGGATCATGTCGTTCGATTCATCTACCTGATACCAGATAATGTGTACCGGACCATCATAATGCCCACCCTGATTACCGTATAAATGTAACCATAACTGCTCTGATGAGACAGCAGCAAAGAAAGGCCCTACTACCGCGCCGGAGTACTCAGTTATGGTGAAAAGTGTGCTATTTACCGTCGTGTTTTCAGGTAGGGATTCAAGATCTGAACCGCTCAGTGAATCAAACCAAAAGTTATAATATTGCTCCGGATTAATCGGTTGTCCGTCGTCAGTGATCGTTGATTTAAATAATGATGCATCAATGCTGACATTCTTTGTAACAGCCCCGCTTGCAGTATTATAGGTAACATTTACTGTCACGGTGACTGAAAGTGGCTTAGATGAATCGAAGAAACTGTCGAAAGCATTTTGCTTCAGTATCCTCGCGTAAAACTGCCCCCCTGAAAAATATCCCTCAAGCAGATTGTCGGTAGTAGCCTGCTGTTTAATTTCAGTCGTGACTTTATTTAACGCCGGTATTTCCTGACCATCGACATCATCAAATGAGTACCCCTGCGGCATTTCCGCGATAACGGTACCAGGCTGAATAATCTCATAACTGGCCCCGGCAAGAGCCGTCAAAGATGATTCGGAATACCTGACAGAAGAAATGTCATAGTAGCCGAAACCGATCTCCATCCACTCTGTGACCATTTTCCGGTTGTTTTGATATTCAAACAGTGATTCCTGAATCAGATCAGGGTAAGCGCGAACGGCACCATAGATGTTAGGTCTTCCCTTATACAATCTGGCGCGATTCGTCTGCTGGGTCGTGTCATTATTCGAAGATTCACCTGTAGATATCGATGGGGAGCCCTGCTTCCCTCTCAGCCCCTCCATCACCTTCTTTGTAAATCGGATGGGGTTCAGATGCTCAAGCGGGTTCAGGAGGGTTTTAATCAGGCCGCCACCTTCAGGCTGATCATAAATCGATACCAGGTCACCAGCCTGCATTTTGTAACCAACATCAAAATCATCACCCAACGTTCTGCCGTTTAGCTTAACAATGACGTTGTTATGCAAATTCAGCTTATTCAGCAATTCTGCAAGTTCGGCCCCCTGCTTAACAACACCTCTCTGTTTTGGCGCGCCAGGAAGCCGCTGAACCTCATATCTAACCATGAATCATGTACTCCACTTTGCTGTAAGTCTTTTCCAGGAGTATGGCGTTATCAATTCTGACAAAACCGCTATCTCTTCTGGCGTGTAGGCATTTGGTTGGCGTAACCATAATGCCTACATGAGCAGGCTTACTTCCGTAGTAAAACACAGCCAGACAACCAGGCGATGCCATTGGTACCGTCGTCCAGTGTTGTGATTCCTCTTCGTAACAGGTGATGAAGTCGGCGCCGGATTCATAGCCTGGAATGTGGTGCAACTCGCATTCGATTACATGCCGGTAATACAGAACCACCAGCCCCCAGCAATCCATCTGCTCAAAGGTGCAGGCACGATTAACCCATGGCCTGCCATTCACAAGCCTGACAAACTCGCTCTGTGTCATACAGTAATCAGCCCAGGATAGTTTTTGGTGGTGTAAATGATGGGATTGGCCAGCGTCAGCGGATTGGTTTTGCCAGCGTTCACGGTAACGTTAGTGCCATCAGCAGCGACATCCTTCACAAATAGCGACCAGGTCTTCATCGGTTCAACATCTCCGATCGCATTCCATTGCTGGTATTTACAGGTTATCTCCGTCATTCTCGCGGCACCCCGCCACGCTTTGAGTGTATTCCTGACCTCTTCTGCCCCCTGCATGAAGGTAATGGTCAACATTATGATGGAGGTGCTTGTTTGTGATGGTTCGGTGATATCAAACGCAGCTGGTTGATACTGGTTGCCACCAAACGTCGCTTCCTGAAAAAGCTTGTTCACTACACGGTAATATCCAAACGCCGGGTGATGGAACTCGATGGTCTGTTTGATATCACTCGCCGGCCGCCGCTCCTTCCATTCGCGCAATGTCGTCATGAGTTCCCCACTGGATATTCCGGCATGACCTCGGTAACGAGCAGGTCATAGAGATATTCGGTACCAGGAGCCATCCCGACGATCCAGTCGTCGTATTGCTCGGTGTAGTCGCTCATTCCGTTCGACAGAACCGTCGCCGTCCAGGTCACCACCCCGCCATTTTTGCTGGTTTGCACCGGCATGTTGATGAAGTGAAGCGTCTGCAGCTGCGGGCCGTAAGTGTCGCCAAGGTCGATACGCATCTGAAACCAGTTACGTCCCCGGTCACAGTACGTCGGCGACCGCAGCCAGGACTTAAACACTTCCGCCTGTTTAAGAGTGAATATCCACTGCAGCGTCCATGTCGTTTTCAGATCCGTCGTAAACGGGGTGAATATTGCCGGCCCGACTGCCGGCTGCGTTGTCTGCCAGCCGGTATCCTGTGTCATGTTCTGGCTGGGACGCTGCGGAAGGGGTAGAAATTCCGGGTATGAAACTGTTGCCACGTTTCCTCCGGGCATAAAAAAAGCCGCGGCTGCGGCACTGTTTGTTTATCAGGATTTTAATGAAATCACTAACGAGTTAGGCTGAAATTTCCATACAACAAAGGAGGTTTTATGTCTGGTCTAGTGAATCCGAAAGATTCTCCAGAAGAAGCAGCATACGCATTGCTCATTGAAATGGTCAGAGCTCAGCGGGTACCTGTTTATTCTTCGAACATTTCAGGATTGTTGTCGTTTTATGATGAAGCAGTTCAGCACTTTAAAAAAGAAGATGAACAAAAGAGCTAACACTCTGAACACAGCTCAATAAAACTTTCACGAACGGATTTAGCGATCGCCTTCGCTTTTTCCGTTCTCTCATCTTCCTTCCATGTCACCACGCCTTGAAGTTCCTCAGAAAGTCTCTCTGCGGCCTGCTCCTGTACTCGCTCTGGTAGTTCGATGAATTTCATAATTCCCACCTATAAAAAACCCGCCGAGCGGGTTGGTTTTAGTAATCGCCATTGGCCTGCCGGCGAAGGCCGAACGTGTCCTGCATCTGAGACGACATCGGGCCGCCGTTCTGCATATCGGTGATAAAGGTCTCGATAACCAGTTGCCCGCCGTTCTGGCTGCTGCGGGTATCGACATTGACGCCATTTGCATAGTTGTAAACGTTGTTCACGACCTGCAGCGCGCCGCCGCCACTGCCCTGCAAATCCTTATTGCTGATGACAGAGCCGTTATCCCCCGGGATCATGTACTGACTGCCGTTACTGGCGCGGTAGATTTCAGGCATACCGCCCTCACCTACCTGGTACATTGAGCCCGCCGATACCGGACCACCATTCTTGCGCTTGCCGGCCAACGATGAGCCTACAGCCAGCGCAGCCACCAGAGCGCCGAGACCAATAGCAACCGCGCCGCCGAACGAACCGATCGACGCCACAAGCGCCGCCGGCGTCCATGCTGCTGTTGTGGCCGCCGCCGACGATGTACTGGCGGCCGTGGTCGTTGCCAGAGAACTGACTTGCGTAGCAGTGGTGGCGGCTATAGCTGCTTGCTGGGTAGTTGCCCCCAAAATAGCAGACTTAGCCCACTGAACTCCCATTTGCACAAAGGTATTAATTACCTCGTTCAAAATGGTATTCCCAATTGAACGCAATGCATCAGAGGCAGCCATGCTTCCTGTCACTATGCCTGTTAATGCATTACTAGCACTATTAGCAAAACCATCAAATGCCGCCGCTGCCGCTTGTGTCGCAGTGGTTTGCTGCGCCCACTCCTGCCACATAGCTGCTATGCGCTGGTCTCGATATTGCTTTTCAATAGAGGATCTAGCCGCCTCAGCCTCAGCTATTTTCTGAGGGTACATTTGAGCGTACATTTTGATATCAGCAATATCCTGCTGGTACTGAGTATCTAGCCCTATAACCCTACTGGATTTAGTCTGAATTGAACTAAACTTGCTTGCCGCATCAGCCCGTTGTTTTTCAGCTTTGGCCTGTTCGCGCAACGCTTTTGCGTTGTCCCAAGCTTTTGCTGCATACTCTCCAGCCAAAGCAATCTGTTCTTGCGATGCCGCTTTGCCCAAAGATTGCTGGGCATTTAGGATTGCTTGAGCTCTTGAGAGTTCAGTGATGCTACTGGCGGACAGCTCTGCTTTACTTTTTAAATCCGACAACCTTTCCGTAATTAATTCTTGTGCTCTAGCGTACTGCTCGGCCTCTTTCTGGGCTGCTGACTTCCCACTCTTAGCCTTACTTTGCGCAGTAGTCGACACTGCTTTTATCTCAATAGGCTTGGTGTTTTTCGCCACCTTTTGCGCAGCATCCCAACCGGCACGGGATGCCTTTTCCCAAGCATCTGCAGTTAACTTTGCTGATTTCTGCTCATTTTCTTTTTGCCATTCACCAAACCCCAACCATCCCCAAGTCCTTGCCCTTCTTGCATACATTTCAGCTTCAGATCTAAGGTCTGCGATTTGTTGACTTGCAGTCGCAGCCTGACCAGTTAATCTGCCTATTGCTACAGCTAAAGAATCGATCACTAAGACCATTCCGTTACTTGCCCCTGTAGCTTTATTTAGATTATCCACCATGGTTAGGAATGAATTAGTTAATGATGTATTGGCTTGAGACAAGGTCCTGGGTAGTTTATCGAACTCGGTATTAACTAAAACGGTCTGTTTCTGAATAGCGTTTAGAGCATCCTGCGCCGATAATTTTCCTTCGAGCATCAATTGGCGAAGCTCTCCCACGCCAACTCCCATTCCTGCAGCAATCTGTCGCGCCAACTCAGGCATTTGCTCAAGTATTGAGTTAAATTCCTCAGCCCTCACTGTACCTGAAGAAATCGATTGACCGAATTGTCTAAGAGCATTCTCCATTTCCTCTGAAGAAGTGCTCCCTATACGACCAATTTTCTGCAAAGTTTCTGTAAGTTGAATAATTTGGCCGTTTGATGCCCCTGTATCACGTAATGCAGTACTAAGCGATTCCCATAGCTTTGTCGTGTCCTGTATAGACCCGCCTGTCGATGAGCTAACTCGCATAAGACTTTGCATGGTTTGAGAGGCAGATGATGCACTTCCGGTTAATCTCTCAACTCTCGCATTCAACTGACTCATATTATCAGCAGCAACAAGGAATGCTCTTCCCCAGTCAACGACAATAGATGCAGCAACAGCTCCAGCGACTTTATTAAGGCTTGTTTGCAGTTGTTCAAATTTTTTCGAGGCATTATCGGCGCTGTTACCGATAGCGTTTAATGATTTGTTCGCCTGTCGTTCTCCAGCCAAAAGCTTGGCGGTATCAGCTTCGATTTCTATATAAAGACCACCTACTTTTTCACCTTGCGACATATTTTCTCCAGGCAATAAAAAAACCCCGACAATGCGGGGCTTTAATCAGTTCATCATTGTTTACGGGACTCGCTTAACCCTTCCAAACTGGAAGTTTGCTGTGGAGTCATACATCACCCCATTCGAGAACATAAACACATAAAGTTGATTTCCTGTGTATCCACCATAACTGTTTTTGGCATTAACCTGCACACCGACAACTTGTCCATACGTCACGCCTCCATTCGTCGAAGAAAGAGAGCCATCTTGTGAATAACCTTTGAATGGTGGTTCAAACGTATATCGAGCTGATTCCGGATCTTTCAGAATAGATGCCATGTGATTTTTAATTTGTTGCTGATAGTCATTAGGCAAAGTGCCGTAATTTGCAGTGGATATTTCCACTTGAGAAGGTGGCTTCGGTGCGCAGCCTGCAATGACAAACGACGAAGCGGCCAAAATCGCCACCATCAAAACCTTTTTCATATCCCTATCCCCATTGATTAGTTTGGACAAATCCTATCAGGGATAGAAGCGAACAACAAAACCCGCAGATAAGCGGGTTAAGGTGAACTACGAGAATTTCGTAGTTAGTTAACCAATCACATACTCAGCTTTACCACCACGAAAAGAGATGGTTTTATTCCCTGCCCGGCGGCAAGCGTCAGCGATAGCTTTCATACCGTACTCGACATTACCCAGATGTTTGCGCATCGCCACAATTTCAGCCTTCGGTGCTGATACATCAAAACCCGCCTCTTCAAGAACGTTGATCAGGCGAATGGCCGCAGATGTCGAGTTATCACCGCAAAGCATGTCCATAGTCACATCCAGCGCAGGAGCAGTACGCCCCCTGCCAAATGAGAGGTTTCCACTGCGAACTACCGGGTTGTTATCAAGCCACCACTGAATCGGAATGTTAACGTCAAGTTTTGGCGCCGGTAACGACTCTTGCTTGCCCAGGAATTCCCCTTCTAGCGCCATGCGGTGAACGTACTCTACTGCTATGGGGATTTGCTCGAGTTCAAGCTCATCAATGCTGTCGATAGCAAAGCGCTGATGAACTATATTGTAGGCGTCGTCATAGCGGAGTCCTTTCTTGCCTACAAGCATGTTAACTGCATCGCGAAGTGGTGTTCTTTCGCTCACGGTTGTTTTGGCAATGCGGACAGCTTCATTTGCATTGCCAGTTACCAGAGCGTCATATACACGGATAACCTTTAGAGCAAAAGCTGCGCTGATCCACATGGCGTAGGAGTAAACCAACTCTTTACAAACGTAGGTACCACCGTAGCGTCCCTTCTTAGAGTCCATCGGTTTCTTAATCTGCGATTCTGAAGAATTGGAGTTATCACCATTTTTAAATACACACTTCTGCGTATTTAGAATTTCCTGAATTAACTCATTAGTTTGATCGAGTCTCAGCCATGCAGCTGGCTCATGACGACGCTCTTTCCCTGATGCCTCGTGCAGGTCATTGAGAGAGTAACGCCCCTCTGCATCCATGTGGATTTTGATGTCGGAAATGGTAATGCTGTTAGTGCAATTTACAGTGGATTTAGCTAAACTCTTCATATCAGTTGTCTCGCGATTTACTGGTAAATTAGAAGCCTCGGAGGTTGCCGCCTCTGGGGCTTCGTTGTTTTTACTGGATGACAATTTCACCTTTCTTCTCCATGTCCATCACCTTTGCCATGAAAAAGTCGATCATCCCTTGGGTTGAACGGTAGCTTTTCACTGCATTACTCTCCAAAAACTCACGCACGTCAGCGCTAGGACGGTATGAGATTGGCTTGATATCTTTTTTCTTCTGTTCCATTATTCACCTCATTCATTTTAAAAACTCACAGACTCGCAATCTGTAGGATGATTATTATCCTTGACACTTTATGTGTCAATGCATTTTAGGTGTGCACATATGAAATTTGATGATTCATTTCCTGGCAGAGTTGCAATCGCCAGAACTGCCATTGGGATGACTCAGGACGAGCTAGCCCAAAAAGTTGGAGTGGTAAGGCGTCAGATTGCGGCTTACGAAGGTGGTGAGGCGCGACCGAGAATCAATGCATTGCAAAACCTCGCGGCAGCATTGGGAACGACAACTGAATGGCTTACGCAAGGCAAAGGAGCTGGGCCTGATGTCAGTAGCGTCAAACGAACTGTTACTGTGCGTGAAATTCCAGTGCTTACACACGTGCAGGCAAGGTTTGAATCGTTGGATGAGTTGCTCAAGACGGCATCCATAAAAGATTTCATCCCCGCCCCTCAGGGGGCGAATGAATACTGTTTCGCCGTAGAGGTTCAGGGAGATTCTATGTCTTCCGGCGAAGGCATAAGCTTCCCGCCAGGGACAATAGTAACTTTCGATTCATCTCTTGAGGCTGTTTCTGGTGACTTTGTGATGTGCGTTTTGAACGATGATTCTGAAGCGGCATTTAAGCAGCTAATACTGGATCAGCACCAAATCTATCTGAAACCTCTAAACCCCATATATCCGATGTTTCAGCCTGATTTTATCGAGATAGTGGGCGTTGCTATACATTCTCAGTTCCGCATCAATAGAGATAAACTCAACCCCCCAATGAGCCATAGTGAAGTAGAGAAATTGGTCGAAGAAGCTCACGCTGTTAGCCATGATTTCTGGTCCAACTCTAAATTTGACCAGAACACTCCTTTTGATGAGCGCCTTAAACGACTTGATGAGATTGCAGAACGACTTGAGAAATATGCAAATTACAGCCTTTCGCAGGGTCGATATAAAAATTCGAGAGATAAGGATTAAGTGTGTTTAGACTTGACAGAAAAAGGCAACTTTTAACACTTCAGATTTTGTTCAATGCCTATCCCAGAAGCCTGGATGATGAATATAAAGATGAGCTCAGGGACCTATATGACTCTCATGATGACTTTTTGGCAAACCTACTCTATCTCGAAGAACATGGGTTAATAGTAAGTGGGGTTAGGCCTGTAGAAGATGGCTATAGATACAATACAAAACAAATAAAAATCACTGCTAAAGGTGTTGATTTTATCCAGCAAGATGGAGGATTGTCTGCAATCCTGAGCGTACAGACCATTAAATTTCACCGGGATGCTGTCGTAGTACTCGAAGACCTCATCGCACTTTCAAACATGAGTGATGAGCAGAAGGATAAGGCAAAATCAACCATCAGTGAAATGACGACGGAAGCTCTTAAAACCGTGGTACAAGCTGCGACTACCGCCGGGTTATCCGTGCTATTTGGAAAATGAGCGGGACTGGAAAGCAAAAAGCCCACCTAAGTGGGCCATCCAAACACCAAGGATTTGTGGGTTTCATGCTTCGGTAAGCGCGCCAGGAAAGCCGGGCAATGCCAACTGACCTTGCTTGTCCAGTTGCTCAATGCGTGAAAGCAACTGGGGCTTCTTCTCTTTCCCCCACCGACGCAGCAGGCGACCCGACATACTGGCAACATCCTTCTCTTTCATGAACTCCAGCATGACGGCGTTACGCTCTTCTTCAAACTGTCGCCGACCAACCTGTAGCATCGCGTACATCCAGTTAAAGGCGTTGATGTAGGCGATCTTGATGCGCATCGCCTCTTTTTTGGTGTAGGACATAACCAGAAGCATCAATCCATCTTTGCGGAGTCTATAGAACTTCCGCGGCTTCCCATTCTGTAACTCATTGTTTTTATAGCAAAGCTCAAAGTTGAGTTTTGTATCAAACTCCGGGGGACAGGCCTCGATAGTTCGCTCGATGTCGCGAATTACGTTTTTAGGCAACTTTCCAAATGCCTTCGCCACCATAAACGAGTCAGTTACCGGGTCGTTATCGGCCACAAAAATCAGATCACGGAAGTCTAATCCATTAATTACTGTTGGATATTTCATATCGGTATACCTTTTAGTGATGAACCTTGTCGCACAGGAAACCGGCCCACAGAAGGGCACCGACAGCCAGCCGGCATCCTCAAGGGTCACCCTGAAAGGTTCTGTGTTAAATGCGCGTGCGAGGCGCGTCAGAAGTGAGGCTGCAATAGCCGATCACCATCGAGCGGATATAAAAAAGCCCCGGTCTTTGCCGAGGCTGGTTTATTAGTGGGATTTAGCCTGTCTGCGCTTACGGCGCGCAAAGTAGTCATCAGCTGCGTGATCGTACTCTTCGCGCGTATACCCTTTCTGTTCAGGGTATTTAGCGATGAGCATTAGCTGAAACTCGGTCATCGTGAGTTGCCATGCTTCCTCCTTGCTTATGCCGAAGTGATTGCGCGCTGCGACGATATACTCAGATGCTCTGAATTCATTGGTTGTATCGCTAGCCTCATGGCGCTGGAGTTTTCTCACCTTTGCCTTGCCAATGATTCCATGCATCATCAGATTTTGAGCGACGATGATCATTTCCGGCGCCGGCATCGTCCCAGGACGCCACATAAATCCCCGCTTGCGTGATTTACCCGGCTTCATCCATCCGACCAGTTCCCCGATATCGTCATCGCAGCACGCAGTTAGAACGGCATGGGCGGCCATAACTGCTTTACGGCTCAGAAGCCCGCTCTGGATATATCTCAGAACGCAATCAGGCAGGCGGCTGTACTCATCGCGGATATACACCTGAGCAGCCTGTTGAATTAACGGTGTCGCCTCATCGTTACATAGGTCATAGAACGTCTGAACAATCTCTGCCGGCTCTCCGATTCTCGTCATGGCCAGCAGTGACGGGCGAAAGAAATATTCCTTATCCCCGGACGTAATCAGGCACTCGCCAAACTCTTTAACAGGCGTCATTTTTCCCCCATAAACAAAATCAAGGGCAGGAACACCTACCCTTTGTTTTGCTTACACCGTAACGGTTACCGTATGCGTTGCGGTAAACCCGCCATCATCCGTCTTCACAGTGATTACTGCAGTGCCAGCCGTAGCACCAGAAGGCGCGGACACGGTGACCGTATTGCCAGCAAATGCCACCGTCGCTCGCGCTGGAACAGATGAAGTAACCGTGAAGACCTTGTCGTCAGCATCTGCGGGTGCAATCGTTACTTCGAAGGTGGTGCTTTCTCCGGCGGCGATAGAGCTGGTCGTTGGCGCAACCGTCACGCCAGTTACCGGAATGCCTTCGTCCGCTTCGGTGATTTGGAACGTGTTGCCGTCAGCCAGTTTGAACTCAAAGCTGTAGGTAACAATCTCCTTCACACCACCACCATCACTGGCGCCAGTCGGGACCATGTAGCCAATATGGAAGTAATCCCCCCAGTGAAAACGCATCCAGACCGAAGGTTGACGGCGGGCGCGAACTTCATCAGCGATATACTTCACGAATTGCTGAATGCCAAATTCATCAGTACGGTCTTTGACACGGACCTCGCCTTCGATTGAGTACGTTGGGTCAAGACTGGCGATCAGATTTGAACTGAATCCACCATTATCTGCATCCGAGGTTAATGCCTCCGGGCTCATATCCCACGTCGCCGAAGTCGGAAGACCAAGTAATTTCCAGTCGCCCTCCGCCGGCACCTGGTCAGCACATCCATACGCCAATTCAAGCGTCTTCGCGCGACCGATTAGTTGTTCGTTATTGGAGCAGCCTTGCATCGTTGCTTACCTCACTTCTGATAATAAAAAAGGCCGCTCCAGGCGACCTTATGAGATTTGATTTGGTTTTATCCGCCAAAGAGACAGGCGAACTGTAAGCGCCACACCATGCGCCCTTCTGCGGTCATTACTGGTGACGGGATACCGCCCATATTGGATATCTGTCCGAGGCAGGGATTCGTCATCGGATTCTGTTTCACATAGTCAATGATGGCCTGCACATCGGTTTCTGACTTAGCGTAGTCACCAGCAGACTTCCCGGTAATAACATCGACCAGGACGTAGTAATCTGCCGCCATGTCACGATCTATCGCTGTGCCGCCGTTTGGTCGGAACACGATGAATCGTTCTGCCAGTTTTCCGGTATCGGTCCATACTAAAGACTGAATGGTGTATCCTGCGGTAAGGCCAGCTTCAACAATGAAGTTGCGAACACGCTTATGCATCGGAGGGTTCACAGGGATAACTCCTTCTTGATAACAGCATCAATCGCATCACGCTCTTCATCGAATCCCTTCTTAAGGAATTGAGGCTCGCCATGCGGATCCCAATAATTTCCCTTTCCAGTACCACCACCAAATTCACTACCGGCTCTCGTCTTACCGAAATGGGCTCTCGGCTGGCCTTTTAGCTTGCCTGGCATATCATGCACAAATGCAGCGTAATTTGCAGAGTACCCAACCCTTCCAGTAACTCTTGTGCCGTTAACGTTAATTTCCCGGAACTGACTATTCAGGAGTGTAGATGAGTCAATTGGCGTGTAATACGCCGCCCTGCTGCTGCCTAAAATCAGCGCAGACTGAATAGCACGTACAACCTTTCGCCCCTGAATATTGTCAATGATGCGGTTGAGATTGGCCTTAGCTTCCCTTACACCACGAACCTTTACACCCATAATTACACTCCCGTCAGAATGGCGTAATCATCCGCCAGTCGTTCGAATGTGTCGGCGTAACGGATAACCTGCCGTACCTCGTCTGCCCCGGCGACAATCGGATCGGCTTCGGTCGATGCGCCAATCAGAAGGTAATCACCTGCCGCTGCCAGTGCATACTCAGACCAGACGGTATTCTTCACGACGATTTCAGCACCAAGACTACCGATGCGCTTAGAAAGACCACCTTCGTAATCACAGAGAATCGCCTCAGGAGGCGAGAACCCGAGCGAATCACCGTACTCATCATTGCCGAGCTTGCGCCAGATGGTAGCCGTAGCGGTATAGCTCCAGTTCGCGGTTGCCGACATCAGTCATCCCTCCATCGCAGCACAACAGCGCCTGTGGCGCGTATGCGGTCGCAGTTGATGTACCACTCGCCATTGCTTTTCACGTACGCTGTGGTTTGCTGCCCGGTATCGGTCATCACCCAGACACGGACGAATGACCGCGGATGGCGTTCTTTTACGGATATCCATTTCATCAGCAGCCACCAACGACCATAAACATGCCGACGCTATTACCTGCACTGATGGGGAGTTCACCAGTGCAGCCACTGGTATCAAGCAGGGCCAGTGAATCACGCAACCAGGTGATACTGTCATTACCGTAATCGAACGAACGCGACGACCCGGACGGCGCCCCCTGCGATTTTATTCGTCGGGCACCGGAAGACGTCGCCATAAGCGCGGCGGCATACATCAGGATCAGCTTAGCGGTGCACTCGTCATAACCCGCGCCATCGAGGCACGGGATAATCTTGTTCACCACGCAGAGGATCGGATCCAGCAGCGCGCCGGGAATGGAATAACCCAATTCACCGAGGAACGCCTGCACGTCTGCCGCTGTGATTGGGTCAGCCATGGTTATTTCGCCTTCTTGATAGCTTCTGCCATTGCCGCTTCAGCTGCGTCAGCACGTTTTGTTTCAGCGTCCAACTTAACTGCGCTTTCCTGCTTCAGTTGCTCAATCACTTCGGCATGCTCTTTATCCTTAGCATCAATTTCAGACCGGGCCTGTTCAAGTTGAGCCAACGCCTCATTGAGTTTTGACTGCAAATCGGATGCACTGGATGCCACAGGCGCAGAAGGTGTCGCCACTTCAAAGACGAGCTTTTCACCCTTCTTCTCGGTGGATTTCTCTACCTTGCCCTGCTCAATCCACTTTTCAGCGATCGAGTCATCGACATCATAAACCTGTCCAGCCTCCAGCTTTTGAAGGCTGGCACCGGCAAAGAGGTTTGCTACCAATACCTTTACGAGTGCCATGTTGTTTCCTTAGCTTGAAGCGTGAATAACAGAGTAGTGACCGTTGATGTCCTGCTTGACCATCAGGCCAGCAGCCCCCCAGGTGCGCCATACGTAATCTGAGTTATAGTGCAGACGCGGATCGGCAACAGTACCGAATGCCTGACCGACGATAGGAGCAATCACGCCAGCCTGAAGCGGTACGATTACGATTTCGTTTCCGGTCAGCTCAGCATCTTCTTTGATTGCCGCGATGCCTGACAGTTTGGAGATCTCTTCCAGCACAGTGCGGAGCGAGTTCACATCGAAATACTGTTCCCAGTTGGACATGATTTCGCTGGAGACGTACCACGTCTGCTGGCCGTACTGCATGTTTTGCAGCTTAAGGACGTCACGCAGGGCAATCGCCGCGGCACGCATGGCTTTCGGGTCGGTACTGGTTGCGAAGTTAACAGTCAGTGTCACCTGGGCCACACGCTCATCGTGACGTAAACCCTTCCAGGTCTTGTCATCGAATTTGATGTAGTTACCGTCTGCGTCACGGAAGCCTTCCCATATGTAATCCACATACTGTCGACGCACATCATCAACAGATCCGGCCTGAGCATCCGCCAAGGATGAGAGAGCAGATCCTTTGTTAAATACCGGGTCACGCCAGTTGAACTTAAAGCCGCTGTCGTGGATCGGCACCATGGTGCCATCGAAGGTGTAAGACTTCGCATCCAGCGCAGCACCAATCTGACCGGACATGGAAGTGTGCGCCCAGCCACGGCCGCCGGTGCGAGCGTATTCGTACACAGACTCTTCCAGGCGAACAGAGCGAGACAGCGGCATCAGGTCGTTCAGCAGCGTGAATTCAGTGTTCGGTTCGAATTGCTTAAACACAGTCTGGTCATAGGCCTTGTAAAGACGCCGTATATCGTCGACTGCGTTTACCGCGTCCAGTACCGGGGCATTTGCCGCTTCACCGCGAACGCGGGTACGAGCAATAAAGTCTGCCACGGCCTGAGCGCTGGAATTACGAGCGAACGTCAGTTCATTGAACTGAGCCATGTTGGCTTCGAGGTTCCCGGTTTCGGTCGCCTGCTTAGTGGAGAATACAAACATTCAGATGCTCCTTATTTAATGACCACACGCAGGAGGTCACCTGCCGTTGCAATGGTGTATGAGCGGTCTTCTTCTACGTAGCAGCGGACCGATTCATCAGTGCCGACAGCTTTAACGCGGCCGTTGGCCACAGAGAGTGGCTGCCCTTTTGTGTAAGTGCCTGCTGCAGCTGGAACGTTGAAGAAAACGCCAGGGGTTGGGTGGAAAGCAACAACCCAGTCGCCAGCTTTGATGATGTCGTCTACGGTTTTGCAACGCAGGTAGTCATAGTTGGCTACGTAGAGAATCGCAGCTTCATTGCCATCCACGGAAGCGGTGAATTTCTTCGTGGTGTTGTCGAAGAAACCAATCGTACCGGGAGGCGTATCAGCGGCTGCAGCACCTTCACGGTGAAGCTGTGGGTTCGCGAAGATACCGCCCGCGTGAATTACGTGTTTTCCGTCTTTAGCCATTTTTTACTCCGGCATTTCGCTGACTGATTGGGTGTTGGTAGCCTGCTGGCGGAATGCACCGTTCAGGCCGAAAGAGGTCTGGCACTTGGCGTACATCGCGTCGAGCGCCTTACCGTCCAGATCCGCGACTTCTTCATCGCTCATGTTCATCGCCAGCTTCACAGCTGCGCGCTTTTCGCCTTTCTCTTTGTCGGCGTTCGCGTTCAGGCTGTTGAAAACGACGTCCACGCGATCGGCGAGTTTCTTCGCCCACGCTGGCATCTCTTCGTTATTGGTGGCCTGCTCTTTTTTCTTGGGCTTGCCGGTTTCATGGTCGATTTCTTCATCGCCTTTTTTCTTGGCGGTGGCTTCTTCGGCCTTCATCTGGTTGTATGCGTCCATCAGCTCGGCGTCGGACTTGCCTTCAGTCGGCTTACCAGCGGCTTGTAGCGCATTGATAATCAGTTCTTTCATCGGATCGTTCTCTCCGTTGGTTTTAATCTCGTACTCAGTGGGTTTGCGCACGACTTCTACAGGTTCGCCGACGAACACGGCCTTGCCGTCGTCATCGATGAGGTACTTCTGCTTCAGGTATTTGGTGTCATTGCGGTAGATGAAGCTGTCCGGCCACACCGTTTCAGGCCAAAGCCACTTATCTTCGGTGTCACCCTCGCGCAGCTTGTCGCTGATAGCGCGGGAGATGTCGTCGAAAGAGAAGTTGGAGGCATTGGTGAAGAAAAATTTGGTCTTGTTGAGCAGGCCGTCGCGGGTGCAGTCGATTCCGTCAGCGAGGCGGGCAACTTCGATCTGCTGTTCATCGCCTTCAGAGTTAACGAAGATCCCAACGCCCTCCTCCGGAGTCCCGGCACCCGGCTCATCGAGCAGCACCGCCACATGGTCAAACATCATGTTGGTGGCGATCTCGTTGTACTTCTTACCCTTCGATTCGCCATTGGCAGCAATGCCGGAATACAGTAGCCCGGTGGAGATATGGATAGGGTCGGAGTTTGTACCCGCCAGCATCTCATCAAGGCGATTAATCAGGCGCTTGCCCTTCTCGCTGGATTCGGCGTACTGGCGATTAACGTACATGTCGCCAGTCACCTTTCCGTCTTTGTGGCTGACGTTCTGCAGCCAGGCGCCAACGTGGTATTCGTTCACCGCCCGGACATCGAGCGCCGACACGTGCTTACCGTCCACTTTCGGGTGGCCCAGCGGCATCGGGTTACGCTCCAGTGTGTTGTAGGCCTTTTCGATTTCGGCTGCCGGGTACAACTTCCGGTTCATCACGATATCGTCCACGACAGGCGTGATGCTGCGAACCACAATATGTGGCTTGCCGTCGATGGTTTCTGTTGTGATGTTTGAAGCGGAGTTGACGACGGTCAGCACGTTAACGCGGTTGCGCTTCATGCTGGGTCCTCATTGGTGGATTTCAGGCAATAAAAAAGGCCGCCATTGCGACCTTGTTCACTTAATCTTTCCTGATTTCTACTATAGAATTAAACTCACTTGTTTTTATTTCCATTGATATATTTCTAAGATCTCCGATATGCATTACGTATGGTTTATCATCAGGGTTATCCCTCGTTAAACAGAGCCGGTATTCATTTTGATGTTCGTAAAGACTCTGCTTATAAAATGGAGCATCTCGGAAGTTATCAAGTATCAGGCTTTTCTCTGATTCATTGTAATAAACTACCTGTTTAGACTGATAGTCTAACGCCTCCTTAGAATTAAGGAGCCTCTTACCTTCAGAAAGCGCCCGCTTAACGAACTCCTTCGGGTTAGTGATAACAACCATGTACTCACCCAAGTTCCTTACGTCCTCGGGTAAAGTAAAATATTTCTTTACGAGCTCATACTCTTCTTCGCTTTTGATATTTCCCATATCTATATCATGTGAATGCAATTGGGTCATACAAAAGACATTGGCATGCTTATGAATTTTCATGCTTGTGGTAATAGGTCCAGCGAGATTATCAGGATTAATTTTGTGCTTAACCCCATTAAATTCCATTTCCAATCTAAATTCATGAGGATGCATCCATCCAGTTAATGCTTCATGCTTATCTCCGATGTTTCCTTTCGTTTCTTCCTCATATTTACGAAAATAATTAATCGTATTCATATAGAGATTTCCATTAAGGAAATCTTCTTTATATTTTTCAGAAGAAAACACTTTCAGCAAGATTCCTATTTTTTTCATATGTATCATCTCAGCTCAGCAGGGAGCTTATTGATACCACTGCTTGCGTTCTTTCGCCAGCCGTTCCGCCAGCCCTTTGTTGAATATGCTGCCGTCGTCATTAAGCAGCGCCGGTACCTGGCTGCAATAACAGTTGTACCGGTTGCCGTTCTCGGCGTAGAAGTCTCGCACCTGCTCGGTGGTATAAACCTTGCCGTGGCGGCTGGCGTGCCAGGTGCGAGTCGTTGGCTTGAGCGCTGACAGCCACAGCAGTCCAGTATTCAAACCTAAACGGTCAGCAGCCCAGTCCGTTTCGTTCCATTGCGCCTGCCGAAGCGCGCCGACCTGCTCAGTCTGAGCGATGGTCTTGGCCTTCGACATCGACACATCGAGGCGCTTGCTGATGACACTGGCCGTTTCGCGGGGGTTAACTCCGCGTGCTACCGCATCGGTGATGATGTTCGTCAGGTCGCCGCGGGCTGTATCGCTTATAACCTTCCAGTCACTGAACGTTGTTAGCCTGGCTGCCGCTATCTGGTTCAGATAACCGGGGCTGTTTAAAAGCTGCTGTAGCGTCGTCTGGCTGGCGTAGACCTGCGACTGCTGCGAGAGGTTATTGAAAGCCTCCAGTGTGCCGCGCTGCGCCTCTGCAACGACGTAATCCATCGCCCAGAGATTTTGCTCGCCACCATCCAGCAGGTAATCGTCGAGAATGACCTGCACCGCTTCCAGCAGGTCCGCCAGTTCCTGCGCCGACATGTCGTAGATGAACTTGCCGGCGTTGACCTGGTAGAGTCGCATGTCCTCGCCGTGGTCATGACAAAGGAAGTGCCAGTCATGGCTGTTTACCTCACGCTCTCGCCCGGTCAGGCGCTGGTCGAACAATGCTTTCAGCGCTCGCTTGATGCCGAGATACCTACTCTCGATATCCCGGAACATCGCGGTAACCTGCTTTGCGGAGCGTGTCGGGTCAACCTTGCTACGCGGCACTACTGGCGTACCGACTTTCGCCTTTTGCTCCGGATTCATCGGAAAGAGGATCATCGGTAGTTACCTTTTGGTTTGGGTCAGGAGTTTTCACTTCTTCGCGCGGCTCTAACTCTCCCGCTTCCCTGACCTCATTCTCATCGACAGCCGGTGTTCCGTAGGCTTGCTGTGTATCCCTGGCGACCGCCGCCATTTCCTTCATGTTGGCAATCTTTTCTTTCTCACTTGGTGCAAGTAAGTCAGACCAGGTTAAAGTTATTTCGCCAGATTTTGGAGGCTCGATGACTTCTACTGTCCACAGCCGCTCAATTACCGCGGTCGCACGGTCAGTCTGGAAGCCTGCGCGACGACCGTTGCAGCGCTTAGCAAAGTCGTTTTTGTCCTGATCTGACGCAAGCCTCCCTGTCTGTTGACCAAAGAGAATGGTGAATGGCATCTGGACTGAAGAGGAAAACTGATTTGCTAACACAGTCCATGTCGGACTCGGATCCGCTGCCGCCACCGACAACACTTTGGCTTCACCATCCTGAGTCACCAGTGCTGAATCTGTACCAGAGTTCAGCTTCTGTATGGCAGCATTTAGCGCTTCTGCCAGTCCTGAGTAACCGGCTTTCTTTGCTTCATCAATGATGGTCTTGAGGTTTGTTTCCTTCGACATGTTAATGCCGAGCTGTCTGCTGGCGTTCTTCAGGAAACCTTCCGCACTCCCGCCGGAAGTTTTCGCCATATCAAGCAGGTCGTTGTAACCAGCTCGCAGGAAAGGAATGCCAGCCAGCGATGACTCGTCTTCTGACCCTTCGCAAAAGATGATGATCCTTTCCGGGTGGATCTTAATCGACCGCATTGGACCGGAAATGTTGCCATTGTCCCCGACTTGTTGCTCTTGGAAGTAATAGAACTTCGGCATGCCGTAGTCTGGCGATTTCTGGTCCTGTTCAAGTTCCCCGGGCTTAACTTGTGCCTCCCATGCAGGAATCATTTTGACCAGGCCACGCTCGCGAGAATTACGCATCACGCTGCGACCGACGGGCTCCCACCACTCCTTACTGTCTGCAAACTGAAGAATCAGGGCGGAGTAATGACCTACCAGATTTCGCCGGTCTGCATCCTTCACCTTAGCCCAGTGTTTCTTCATTAGCTTGGTGACTTTTTTCTCCCAAGGCGTCGACTTTTTCGATTTCTTGGTCTCATCGCCGTCTACGATCACCGGCGTGTCAGTCCAGCATGCATCGAGCAGTTTATGTACCGCGCCAAACGCAGCGCCATTACGCTCATACATGTTGTAGAAGTGGTCAAAATCGAGACGCTCCGGGTAACCAAATTCGCACCATAGATGATGTCGTTTCGTGTTCCCTGACTTCCCTAGCCCTGAAGCATACAACTGGCGCGCACGGCCCACCTCGTTAAGGCTATTCACTATGAGCCCAGCGAGGATTTGCATTTCGGTATCGTTACTCACTGAGATTTCCTTAGGTGAAGAAAATTGCACCGACTTGTTTGTGGTTGTTTTTCGCTACTGCGAAGTAGCGGAACCCGTCGGCGCCGTGTGATGTGAAGTCGTGAAGGGGTTTATCTTTCCAGCATCCTCGCTTGTCATCCCACTCCTTTCGATAACCCTCAAGGTGAGATATGCCCTCAGCGCATTTCTCTTCATCGAAAACACAGGATGGGAGGATTTCACGCACCGACTCAATGCCGGTATCTACACCGACTTTTGGCACCACCTGGAATGTCATGCTGTAAACCTGACCGTCGATCTCATACCCTTCCTGGGCGAGTTCTCTCCGCGATTTTGCGTCTGCACCAAATTCACGATTATCGATGTCGTGCGGGCCCCAGTGCTCACCGTACTCATAGCCGCGGTCTTTCAGCACCTTCATGTAGTGCCGAAGACCTTCACCAGAGTTTTCGTAGTAGTCGATGATGTGAAACTCCTCACCAACTTCGCGAACAAACCAGATAGCCGTGGAGTCGCCAACACCGATATCCCAGAACGTGTGAACCGGTAGATGCGAGTTATCGGGGATTTGGCCGATCCGCTTGTTGGTGTAGAGCCAGCGGAATTGTTTGGCGTAGTACGCGCCCTCGACAGACTGCTGGAACGCCTCCGCCGGAATGGTCGGGTACTCGCGCTTCATGTCGTCGCCGAGCGTCTTTTCTTTGGCGTAATACCAGGCCTTTTGGCGCTCGTTGACGACAACGCCGTGCTTTGCCTCCATCTCGGCGAAGTATTCAACTAAGCGCTGAGGTAGCGGCTCTACCGGGTCAATTGCGTACTGCGGATTCTTCCACCATGAGAAGAAGAAAAACTTCCAGTCGAGCGCGGACAGTGGCTTGCCCTGCAGCAAGGCTTTCTCTGCCGTCTGGCAGTAATCGAAGAAGTAACCCGCCCGGCCTTCCGCTGTGCTCTCGATAGTAGCGAAGCAGCCTGTCGATACCGCCTCAAACGCACCAGTGACGATTTCACGGGCTTTGTCAGGATACTTGGCACATATCTTCCCGAACTCGGAAACATGCAGGTAACGCAGCGTACCGCCACGAAACGACGTGCTGACGTAGAGAGAGCCACCTTTCTTAAATACGAGTTCGCCAGACGAATCGTTGCTGGCCGGGTTAGCCGCCTTTATCTCCGCCGGCAGTTTGTCGTATGCATACTTCACCTTTTCCCGAAACAGACGCTTTGCATCATTCAGTGTGTGGGCAATCAATGCACACTTTGCCGACTCAAACAGAGCCGCGTCGAGCTGGATGATGCACACCTCGGTGGTGAAGCCGAGCTGTCGAGCTTTCAGGATGATATTACGGGTATGAATCCCCTCGAAGTATTCCCGCTGCTCAGGCGTCATCCTGAAGCGAGTCGGCTTACCCTCTTTGTCGGTGATCCAGTAAAGATTGTTCAGCCGCCAGTCTTTATTGGACAGCAGCTTGAGGTGCTCAGGTTTCATTACGCCCCCTGAGACAATGAATCCATCAGGTCAGAGAGTTGCTTAACAGAGTTGTCGCCTTCAGGCCCGTCGATGTCGTAGGCCTGTCGTTCGAGACCGATGAGGTTCTTCAATGCTTCACTGAGAGCCTTCACCGACTTAACACGCTCCGGCATGCTGATTACCTTGTGGTAAATCTCATTGAGTTTGTCCTGGCCCTTGTCGTCAGGGTTGAGCATCAACTCTCCGAGTTTCTCCAGCGCTGCTACGTCCGCGCACTCGGCGCCCAACTCATCAAACAGAGCATTGGTTATCTGCCTGGCGCGCTTTATGTCACCGCGATGCTCCATGCGTACCGTAGCAATGACCTCAGCTGTAGCCTCTATAAGTACGCGCTCTGACAAAGTCGTTTCAGTGCGTACCTGTTTGCGTACCTCTGCTTTGCGTACCAGATCGTCAGCGCGTTCTTTCACCTTCGCATTCAGGTCGCGAGACCAGTCGTCACGCTTGGCACGCTTACGGATAGCGCCTTCGCTGATGCCGTGTTGAGATGCAATTTCTCGGAGGGACATCACCCCGGCCCGGTACGCCGTCTCGATGGCCTCCCAGTCCGGTTTGCTCATTCGTTACTCCATTTTCTTTTGTGCTGGCTGCACCTTCACGCTCTGGCTGATGCCATACTTCACGATGAATGCTGACACTTTTACGTAATCAGGCTCTCGCTGAATCATCTGGCAGAATAACGTCAGTGTTTTGAGATAGAGCGGCAGCCACCAGCGGCTTTTTACTTCTACTGAAAGCGTGCATATCGGCATAGGTTCCCCCTATTCGATAACCATTAAAAAAGCCACCAGCGGTGGCCTTTGTGATGATTACTCAGTGGCGGTATCAAACAGCGCCATCGCTTCGGTTGCTTCCTGAATCGCCTTGTGGGTTTTCGAAACAATCTCACTTTCCGTGTAAACGCGATCGAAAGAGTCTGCGAACAGCTCAGCTTTGAGATAGCTATCGCCAACCCAGTCAATGGCCAGTTTCGCCGCGCGGTGTCGTAATTAACTTTCCTGATGATAGTCAGGCGGATTTGTTCTGCAGGTGTAATTTCTGATATGCCTTACCTCTATAATTAATATGGATAAAGGTTACTATCATATGTTATTAGTACAAATAAAATCCTGCAGCGTAGGCAAAATGAAAAATTAAACTCCGGATATAATGAAGGAAGTATTTATTGCATCGACTTGGGAGAAAGTTGTGATACTTTTACCAGTCAGAATAATAGTTGGATTTATTCATAATTGACATTTCATCGCGCCCTGTTCCCCCATATGTAGCAGGGCTTTTTTTTGCCTGAATAGCAATATTACTGACACGTTTCTGTAAAATAACAGCAGCAATTACCATTAAAATGGCCGCAATACGGCCATAACACATGGGCTTACCCATGCGCTACCAATGGATTTGAAGTGTGAAATTTATACTATCAGGCATAAAGCCAGCCCAATAAACCAATACTGATTGCTAGTATCATGAACAGTATTGCTGTTTTACGCATAAGGACGCCATTAAACGCCAACGCCATCCCAACACAAACGACTATCAATACCGGCCACATGCTGAGAAGAAGGAATAGGTAAGCTTCCAAATCACTATGAATAATCACGTTTGCCCCTAACTTTACAGACCAGGCCTTCCCTAGTTCAAAACTTGTCACATGCATCATGTGATTGCTCCTTATATCATCTGACCTTATCACAAATGTTAGAGTAAAGCGTAATATTATGTAGACACTTTAAACAAGTGATTTAACCATTTTAGGATAAGCGACCTACTTCTCGGTACGTTGCATTATACTGATCATCGGGTAGCGGATATTACTTCTACCTGATACAGTCAAATTACTACACTCAACAGTTCAGGTAATACAAAATGAATGACCAATTCTATGAAACTCATGCACAGATACTTGCACTAAGAAACGCAATCGCTTTTATCGTTCAAACTTTGCCTAAGGAACAAAAGGAAGTTGTTCTTCGCGCACTAACCATACTTTCAAGTGTGAAGTTAATGCAAGGCATTGAACTTTCTTCAGCGAGCGATATCACAGAGAAAACTGCTGATAAAATGAACGATGCATATGAAGATATCTTTAAGGTGATTATCAGTCTTTCTACTCAAAACGTAGAGCCTGAGCAGAAGCAATATTTGCAATAGCTTCCCTTCAACCTCATTGTGGCCAGTATTAAAAATACCGGCCTTTCCTAGCTTCTTTTAGGTTAAGTTTAATATTCTTTTAGCTTGCAATTATTTAGTGCAGGAAACTACTTCGCACCAATTATGCATGTCAAGTCAAAACTATATGTAGTTAGCACCATGCGCCAGGGTCTAAGTTTCATGAATATCATAAATTTATATTATTGCTGAATAACATTCATGCCGTGGATCATTTAGTCTGAGTATTTAGCCACTGAAAGAATCTAACCCCGACCGTCTTGGTCACCCGTCTGGAACTATCCTCTCCGGGCAGGATTTTTATATGAACATCATTATCGAAGCCACTCTATGGAATGGCCTCTGTAATGCATTGCCACACTCTCGCAGTGGCCGCGCTCATGCCCTTGAGTCGTATGCCGCCCTATGGCCGCCAATAACCAGTTCAGGATTGGCGTTCCTGATGCTTCCCCGGCGCTACTTATATTCATTAACCCTAACCAGATGCGAAGCTGGCTCACGACGAGAGACTCGGGCGCAGGTTATGCCCCTGCGATTGCCGCCATTCGGCTGCTGCGGTCTATCCGCTTATTGCTTCATGGTTTTATCCTCGATTGCGGATAGGTGACTATTTATCCCTTAGTGGGGTTAGGTTCGGGCAGTTGGCCAGCACCGATTTGTTGTGCGCCAGAATGTCGCGCTTGGTCTGCTTATCCAGCACATCGATATCGTGCTCGGTCAGGTAGATGATTCGTACCCAGTTGCAGGCCGTATCAACCACCACCGGGGCGGGTAAACTTTTCGCGCAGCTCCCGATCAACATCGTCATCAGGCATATGGCTAACAGTCTGCTGTACATTGCTGGCCTCTCTGGTGGCTTCCTCTTTCCGTTCAGCCGCGGCAACGCTGGCGGTGGCGTTCTCTTCGGCGCGTTGCTGTTCGGCTTTCGCTTCTGCTTTGTTGGTACCGCGAATATGTCCCAGGCCAAAAGCGCCAGCAATAGCAGAGATAACCAATGCAGCAAGGCCGACGATCATCTCCAGCGTCATATAACCACCCGTTCCTTTACCCAGCCATAAACAAACGCCTCGTTCGCGCTGCGCTGTTCTGCCAGATCAAGATAACGCTGCCCCTGGCTGCAGTTCAGGGCACGGAGCATAACCAACTCGCCCTCTTTTCCGCGTCGCGATAAATAACTTTTTAACGCGCTGATAGTTCGGGGGCCGATAAAGCCATCTGCAATAAGATCGGGATAGAGCGTTCCCTGCACGTTGAACACATTCAGCCACCGCTGAAACCATTTGGTCTGAACCGACGGGCCCATGTTTACGCCAGTGTCGCAGAGTTCGGCGGCGATGGCGGGAGACACTTCTGAAACAAGGTCAAATCGCGGACCTGTCCAGTAGTCAGCGGTCAGGATATCCAGCGCCTGCTGGCGGGTAAGATTCCGCATATCTCCTGTATAGCCATGAGAGCGAGCCACCGCTTGCGTGATACCCCAGTTTGTTGGGCCGCCTTTGTCGTCAGGGTGGTTTACGTAACCGCCCTCTTTGCCAAGGATGGCATTAAAAATTTCGTCTCTGGTCATGCGAATGCCTCAGGGCGTCAATAATCCGCGCGACATTTCCCCGAGCCCAGAGAACGACAGCGCAGATCAGAACGTTCACCAGCACCACAAACCAGTGTGATTCGTGATACAGGCCGAATAAATAACGAAAGGGGATGCTGGCGTACACCAGCACAGTGAAATAAGCCATCAGTGATATCAGTGGCCGATGCCTCGACCCACCACGCTGATAGAACATAAGGGAAATAACGATCACCCCGCAGATGATGGCATTTGCCATTGCACTCGGATCACTTGTTACCATTGCCGGTTCCTCCACCTCGTAAGCGAGAGAGAATTCCAAACAGGCTACCCAAATCCTGGCTGTTTACGAAAGTCAGCAGCTTAATAGCAATTGCTGCAACGATTACGGCGCCGAGAGCATCAAGCGGCCTGTCGCTATACCCGGTCCATTTTGAGAAGAAAGAACCAAGAAGTGGCGCGCCGATAACGCCAAAAATGAATGACGTAATGAAGTAGGCCACCAACTTAAGACGACTAATATTTACGGCCGTAGCGACATAGAATACTGCACCGGCGAAAGCGCCAAACACCACGCCGTAATCAATGCCAGTTGCCAGGCCGAACAGGCTGGCACCAAACAATCCACCGGCAGCTATCGATGTGGCAGAAACAGGATCGGACATTAAGCCCCCTCTTATTGCTGTGAGTCCTCTCAATTGAGGGGATAAAATTTAATAGGTCCTCTAACCGCCCTATTGTTTCCGCGATGCGAGGTGATTAGGATGAATTTTTTATAGAACGTCTGGATTCTTAAATGAATAGCTATGAGTTGTTAGAGCAAATTAAACATGATGTTGGTGCTGTAAAAAACGATGGTATGGATTCCATACCCGTAGATAACTTACTAAATTACCTTTCTGAAATAGATGTAAGCGAAAGCACAGAAAGCAATGAAGTCGCTTTAGAGGGGATTAAGCACAGTAACTCTAGACAACTTGAAATTCTAAAAATTGAAAATATCTTTCAAATTGAATCATTTAAAGCCGCAATCAATATTGGTTCCAACGCATGCAAGACATTCTTGATAATGAATGGTGGCGCAGCGATCGCATTACTGGCATTTCTTGGAAATATTTGGAATAAATCATCAACATCCGAAGCAGCCTCTTCCGTCGCAGGAGCCCTTTTTCTTTTTTGTATTGGGGTTGTTTTGTCTGGCGTTTGCGCGGGGTTGTCGTACCTATCTCAGTCTTTGTTTGTATCATCTGAGTTGGGTAAACATAAATTCCGCCTACGTTGTGGTCAGACGATGAATTCCTTAGCCTGCATATGCGGCGCTGGATCTATTATTGTTTTTGGATATGGAGCCTATACCGCTTACCTTTCGATGATTGCTCAGTTAGTTAAATAAAAACCTGCGCAAGGCGGGATGCGGTGATGATGGTAATGGCAATGTCGGCTATTCTGCCGAAGATACCCTGGCTTGGGTCTGGCTCGCCTGGCTGGATTCGAACCAGCGACCAACCGCTTAGAAGGCGGTTGCTCTTTCCTCTGAGCTACAGGCAAATAAAAAGCCCCGCACGATGGCGAGGCTCTTAATTTGGTCGACAATCGAAGCTATGGCGACGATATCAGATTTATATGAAATATATGCTTTTCAGTTCGGTTTTGCAAGACTTACATCTAAATTTGTCGCCTTTTGTTGTGAACGTGATCGCGTAGCCGATATGAGTGCGTCACTGTCAAGCCTAACTAAGTTGCTGCGCATAGCCAGCCAATGAGGTAGATAGGTTTCCGTCCATGTGGATTTTGCTACGCCCACCAGTTCCGCCAGTTCCTGATATTCGTATGTGTCACGCCCCGCCAGTTCGGCTTTGACATCCTGCGCTGCCAGCCAGATAAGCTGACGAAGGCGATCGACAGTTTTCTTTGCAATGCGCACGCCGGACAACTTCTCGCTGAATTGCTTCCACGCCCAGCGGGTGATCGTCTCCTGGTGCTCCCAGCGGATATTGTCGCTGTAGTTCCAGAGTAGCCAGGCTTTCTGATGTTCTTCCAGCGACAGGAGCGCCCGTCGCCAGCTTGCCGTCGAATACTCAACTGGCTGCACCAGGGCTATGGCTGAGCCTTTGGCGCGGGACTGCTTGCCGGGGACCGGAGGATTACTCGGCTTGACCATTTTCCCTGTTGCAGGGTCAACTACCTTCATCCGCTTATTGCTGCGCGCCGTCGCTTCAAACATTGCTTTCTCAGCAAAGGCTACCAGCTGCCCTTTCGTTGCACCGCTCAGATCGGCAGTGGCCACTATCAGCTGCTGGCGAACATACTCAAGGTACTGGGTATTCATGTTTTCTCTCCTGAAGCCTGATAGATGCGGACAAAATTTTTCAGTATGCGGTAGTCAACCAGGACGGTTCCACGGTGCCGGCAAAGGCGGAGCTTGTGCCAGCGGTCGCGGATGCGTTCGATAACGTCACGGCTCATGCAGCCTCCCGTTGTTTTATTAGCGCACGGCGTAGCGCGCTGTAATGGCGCCTGATGCCTTCCAGTTCTTCGATGGTGTATCGGTGAGGGGTGTTGTTGTTTTCCAGCGCCTCGACGCGCTCAGCGCCGATTTTCTCTACCAGACCAATGCGGTACTGCTGCTGGTTTCCTGACAAATTCACGTTGCAGTGATGGCACTGCTTGTGAATGTTGTCCTCGTTGTAGCGCAGGTGCGATGCTTTACCGCGGGAGCGGTAATGGCCGGCCTCCCACTGAACTGTGTCGAACGTGCCGCAGCTGATGCACGGCAGTTCATAGTCACGCTCGCGAATATAGTCGTTAACGACACGCTGGGTCATATCCTCCCAGTGTCTGAGAGGTTTCACCGCGGCTTTTCGTTTGCGCCATTCGGCGCGCTCTTTTTTCGCTTTCGCCTGAGCCTGCTTTTCGCGTTTCTTCTCAAGTTCCTGCATGGCAAATTCAGCACCATGCTCAGGGCAGCACCAACGATGGTTTTCGAATGCTGGGGTGAATTTAGCCCGGCAGATTTTGCAGCGGCGCTGGGGTTTCTTAACCACGCTTCCCCCTTGCCGCCAGGCGCAGCCATTTCTCATCAACGAGTCCGGCGGTATATCCGAGCAGTGTTGGTATTTCTGATGGGCTTGGTTCCTGCTTGCGCTTGCTGCGTGTCGTCACCTTAAAGATGTGACCATTCATGACGCGATCCATTGGGTTAGCCATGCTGCTCACCCCACTCTTTAGCCCATTCGATTTCGAGGCGGGATTTCTCGCTAAACTTGACGCCCTGCTGTGTGCCAAACCAGTAGATAGCCTCAATTACCTCTACCATCTGGAGAACGGTCATCTTGCTGGTACGCTGACCAAACATCACAACGCCGCCATCAAGTCCGGGCGCCATTCTTTGTTCTTGTTTTTTGGCTTTAGCTACCATCGCCGTGATGAGATCTTTCCAGTCGTCTGAATCGTATTTGTTCCCGAACCAGGTAACCTGGTCAGACAGGTCTTTAAGGAGGGGCCACATCTTGCGATTCTGATCCAGTGTGCGAGTCATCTCTTTGATGTCGAGAATCAGCGGCCGTTTCTGGTCAACCGGTAACGTGCGGATGAAGTTGATAGCGTTCTGCTTAACACTTTCGTTGATGAGGTGGAATTGTTGCTTCACGCTTCACCTCCTGAGAGGTAAAACGCTGAATACAGAAAATCGCAGGTGCATTTCTGCATCTGTGACAAGGTGAGGAGTTCAGATTGTGGTCGCATTTAAGTCCCCTTAAATGCGCAGAAGTCACCGGAGTTGTTCAGGCTCCGATGACATGATTATGGCTGGTTGATAACGGAAAATCAAAACTACTTTCTGGCGTTCTGCTCGGCCATCTCGATGTAGCGCGGATCGGAAGCGCGCGGAAGTTGTACGCTCTGTTCGCGGTAGTATCGTACGCGCTCTAGGAAGTATTCCCGGAGGTGCTCAGGCTGCTCGCGCGCTACAACCTCGGCGACGACGGGCATATTCATGCGCTCTTTGTACGCGACGCCGCTGGCTGCCAGGTCGACATTAACCTTGTCCTGCTCATCTTTCGGTTTAGCTGCTATGTTGAACTTTGGCATGTCTTCCACTCTTACTTTTCTCAGCTTCTATGTGGCAATTATCATATGTCTACTTACGATGATAGCCATTGGACGTATAGTCCCGATAAATATCAAAGTGCTTACCAATCCCTTCGATGTTAGTGACCACCGCTGAAACGACCTGTACCTCATTGTTGAGTGGGATTCCTAAACACTGAGATGCATGTGATAACAAATGTATATTATCAATACCGTAAAACTTAATATCTCCTGATTGTTTTAGGGATTGATATGTACTTTCAGACAGTGCCCCTTTGATATCAATTTCACTTGAAGTCTCAAAGATTGCTTTGACACTTAGAACAACCTTGAGCTGCTCTTGCGGTCGCTTTGGGAATAGACATGTATTCCCCGAATAGACCTCAGAAACATCATATTTTCTTGCCAATTCAGCCAACATGCTGTTGGAGATCATGATCTGCTTTGCGGAAAAAAACACATATAGTGCTGTTGCAGCGAAAACTAAAAAGGCATAGAAATCAGCGCCCATTAGATGCAATTTGACAGAGAACCCTAAAAGCACGATTAGAGCGAAGCCCGCCGCCAGAGCTGTTTGTTTATTTAATTTGTTAATTTCTCTTGATATGTTCAATGTATTCACAATCAATCCCCTCTCGTTATGAGGGGATTATATAACATCAACTAGATGGCTGCGCGGCTTTGCGTTCTGCTGGGGATTTAGGCATCATCAGCCTTCAGCTAAGCTGCACCTTCCCTGTACCGCTTCAATTCAGATAGTGCGCTTAGTATCTGTGCAGACTCCTCTGCTTCCTGTTCTGAACCCAATTCAGACATCACCTCTGAATGTGCTTGTGCTTTTTCAATGAGAACATTTAGCTCTTCATCAGTGAGAGATTTTGACATGATATCCACCTCTTAAAAGACGGCCTGCAGAACGCCAACCGTATCCAAAACTCACCAATGTTGGCTACTTCTTCGCTTTTTGCTTAACTATTTCTATTATAGCAATGAAGGCTTGCTCGCGGCAGCACTGGACCCTCTCCATAAAGTACACTCTGAGAGGTTCTGGTTATTCTCTTACGACCAGTTCATCAATACTACCATATCCAGAAACTCTTTATATACGACATTAAGCCATTATTAAAATACAAGGACATTATAAAGATTCAATGAAATGCATTGATACATCATAAATCACTATGTTATTGAAAAAACTGAAAAAATAACTCTAGGAAGAGTAAAGGATGCTATAAAAAGAGCGACCATAAAAATAGCATGCCTTATGAAAGATGAACTTGTGAAAAAGGCTCCGCCTTTACTAATCCCTGCCATGAAAATGAATATAAAACTAATTAAGCACGACCAAATCACCAATAAAACCGAAATTGATGTACTTAGAGACATATCACGTGAAAAAACATTTACTGAAATAGATATAAATGTAAAAAAAGAAGCAAATAAGGCTATTACGCCAAGAAGTGAATTTCTCGCCGTAATGACCTCTGACTCAAAACCTTTAACTTTCTCATGAACTTCTTTTTCTGCACTAGATAACGTTGCGTCAAACCTTTCTATTTTTTTTGTTTGTTGAGCTAGGGAAGACATTATTTTCCCTATATTTTTTTTGCTATCATGTATATTTTTTTTGTTTTTCTCTAATTCTTGAGAGAAACTGCTTATTTTTTCGATGATGCTTTCCCATACAATTTTGTCAACATCACCTCTCGCATATGTTTTTGAGGCATCACTAGCAGTGGAATTATTATAAGATTTATTAGTTTGACTTGCATTTATTGCAGGATCATTAGTCCCCCAAGCTCTGAATTTTGTTGTGTATTGAATTGTATCATGGAAATCATTTGTGAATTTATCAGTGTAGTTTATCTTAGTGTTTTTTATAGGCAATTCTTTTTCAGCGGATATTTTCCTCTCTTGCTCTGAAGTTGTTACTGCTTTATTGTGTATTTCCACATTACCAAATCGTTGCGTTCTGGAAATTATGTCATTTGATACGCCATTAGTCGATGAAGAGCTAGAGTAAACAACGCTTCCTCTCCCCACTGAATCTGACATTGTATTATTTTTTTCATTTCCGACTTTTACCTTATTGTCTTTTCCTTTATCAATTTGGCTCATCCTGTAACCTCCTGCCTTACTGAATATTATTAATTTTATTTAAGAAGGCCATCTTTATTTTTTCTGGCGAATACCCTGCAGTAAATTTAATGTTTTCAAAAGAGTTTACATCTATTTGCTTAACTAACATTGGACGTTGTCTAACAACATCATAACCAGTCATAATTGCAAAATGACAGTTAAAGTTTGAAGATTCGTATTCAAATTTTTGATTATACATCAAGCTGACATCCTCTAAACCGTCAGCCTCAGCAATCATTGTGTTGTTGAGATAGCTCTTAACAATATCTTTGTTGGGATTATCATTTAATTCAGCTTTAAAGGCCACCAAACCAACCCTAATAATTTCTTTCCGTAAATTATTATGAACATCAATCATATCGTCAAAGATATTTTTGAATAAATCTAAGCTGACCTCATCTTCAGTCTCCTTCCGCTCAATAAAAACATCACTTCTAAGCAATGATGATTGTACTCTCCATTTATTATCTAAAGAGGTTAGCTGAAGCCGAGGAATCTCCGAGGGAGCATCAGCTGGTAAAACTCCGAGCATCTGATTGATAGTTAGATCAACTCCTGTATGTTTTTTAAATGATTGCCGGATAAAATATGACATCCCATCAAAGTCAATAACTGTTGATGCATCATAAAAAAAAGCCATCTGCAACTGTATAATTTTCATTCAACCTTCCGACTCAATATTATGGATTTATTATACTTTAACTTATAAGCATACCTGTTTTGAAGAAGTTTGCTAAAATTACGCCTTACATCGAAAATCTTTGTGCATAGATGTTGCTCCAAGTCTGCAACATCTTTGAAGTAGCTGCTACAAGTAAGTTTTGTGTGTCTTGAGGTAATGCAGAATTGCGTCTTTGCCGGTCATTGTTTGCGCCCCCTCAGTCCGTGCTTCTCGCGAATTTCAGCCAGCCTGGCCAGTCCCTGCATGCGTGATAACGGCTTACCACCAAGGACAGGAAGTTGCTTAACGGGCTCCGGAATCGCCTCTCCTGAGTTAATTCGGTTAGCCATGCGAGCCAGTTCCTCTGATGCCTTACGGCGCAACTCAGCATCGCTGAGGCCGTTTGCGCGCATGTTCTGGTACAGGGATGTAACCAGCCAGTAGTGCGCGCTGGACTCCCAGGGGTAGGACTCGGCATCCGGATACTGTCCGCGCGTACGGCAGTACTGGTAAATCATGTCCACCAGTTGATCGGCGTTAGGTAACCCGGCCGCCGCGGCTTCTTCAGCCTTGCACCAGGCGACAAACTGGCCGGGTGACGGAAGGAATGGGCGTTCCTGACGACGGGCTACCCGCATGCCAGCAGAAACTTGTTCCATGGTGGTGATGCCGTTTTCCCTGAATGCCAGAACCCACTGGCGCCGGATTTCGTTCATCTCGGTCTGGTCACGGTTTGCAGTGGTTGCCGGAAACGCGGCCAGCAACTGGCTGAACACGCTGTTGATGACCAGGGCCACCTGCTCAAGCTGCGGTTTCTCGTCGTACTGCTCCGGCAGGTTGTGCGCAACACGGCGCATCTGCTCGCGGTCAAAGTTATGCATCTGCTCTGCAAGGCTTTTCATAGCTGCACTCCGTAAATCCAGTCAGTGTTGGTCAGGTCAACCTTTGGCTTGTCGGAAGCAGTTCCGTTGCTCTGCTTACCTCGCTTGATATCGAGCTGAGTCCACTTTTCGCGAAGGGTTGATGGGCACAGGACATTGCCCTTCCAGAACTTGTCTTCACAGGCCCACTTGAACAGCGAGGCGATTTCCTTGTGGGTACGCTTGTCACGCTCTCGCATCAGGCGGATATCATTCGCCCAGGTGGCGTAGTTCGGTTTTCTTGCAGAGGGGGCGATGCCCTGTACGACGGTGAACAGCCATTCAGCACAGCGGAGGTCTTCAGAGTTGCCCCATTTTGTTCCGCTCTGGATCGCTGCTTCTGGTCTCAAAGCAGGAGTTTTCTTTCCGGGCTTGTCAGAGGATTCGTCAGAATTCTCGGACGAAGAGTTATTTATATTCTTGTTATTACCTTCTTGTTCATGATGTGCGGGGAATTGTGCGGCCTTATGTGCGGCATCCCCTTCCGAACCCGCGCCATTACTGGCTTCGTCATGTGCGCTTATATGTGCGGCTTTATGTGCGGGTAAATCGTCCATTTTTTGAGCATATTCGACATAGTTTTTAATGGTGATCACCCTGCCTTTTCGCTTCTCTCCCTCGATGGTAATCATCCCTTCTCGAACGAAAACAGACAGCATTCTCTCCACTGCGTCACGGCTTGTCGGATTACCCTGACGGTCACACAACTGAAGCCCAAGATCTGCAGCAGTGACGACCAGTTGACCGGGTTGCAGAGGCCATTGCTTGCCCTTGAAGAAGGCCGTATATGGCTGTCTGGCTGCGTCAATGAGAAGGTTTTCCCACAATGCACGCAGGAACACGTCTTTAGCCCATGACTTCTTCTTGATGCTCCGGTACAACGGGACGTAACCAGACTTCTGGTTCTCCATCCTGTTGCTCCTTGCGGCTGAGTGCGCCGCGAAATTGGCGTAAGCTACGTTCGACACAGTTAAACCTCCTGCGCCTGGCGTTTTTGATTAGCGTTTGTCATAATGACCTCGCAATTGACTCGCGTTATTGCATCGAAGGCTGGCTGTGTTGGCGCACAACAGTCTTCACCCATTCCTAACGTCTTCACATAACCCCCAGCATCGATGTCACCATCGTCATCAGTGGGCCTACCTGCTCCGGCATGAGGCGAAACAGCGAAGCGATACCCTCGCTTATCTCCTTAAGTTTCTGATGCTCAGGAGCGTTAAGAAGCACTGCCTGCTTGGCCTCGGCACACTCTTTCATTGCCGAAGCTATCAGCGACATAGTGTCGTTCTGCGGCGCCAACTTGGTGCGAAATTCCAGCGGTAAAACGGCCATGATTGCCGGAGTCAGCTGGCGAACGTTCTCGCGGTATTGCTCGGAGTCGAAGCGGTTATCCAGAAAGCGGAACAGCTTCTGGCGGGCCCGGCTAATGTCGTCCGGAAAGCTGATTGAATCGCCGCCCTGCTCCCGGTACTCGTTGATAATCAGAGCTGATACCACGTCCTGATTGTCTATAGCCGATGCCCAGGCCCTTACTGCATCGCGGATCAGGTCATGATCGTGATCCTGCTTTGATTGAGCGCGATTTATCATCGCGGCCGGAACGAATCCGGTATTGTGTTGATACGTAAGTGATTGCATTTGCATTCCCTTAGTTAAATAGTTTCCAAATGGCTGATAATTCAGCCGTTAGAATTGATTTCCTGATTGTTAAAGAGCGTTGAGCTTTAACGCGGCTCAGGCGGCAGTGTCTGGATGCGGGAATAGTGCTGGAAGGTCAGGCCTGAACTCATACGCCTTGATCTCCCCGCCAACTGCACTAACAAGCTCAGGAACATGGACTGGCGAAATACGTTTCTTGCCATTAAGCCAATCGCAAATTGTTGACTGTGCCTTGCCGCAACGCTTAGCCAGTTCTTTCTGGCTACCAGCGATGGCAATCGCTTTTTCTACTGCGGAGTTTTTCTCTACTGTTGGGGTCTTCATAATCACCTCAGCTATCAGTTTAAAGCGATTATGGTTATCACTTTAGTGAATGTCAATCGCATAGGCGATTTTTTGCTAAATAATCGCTTGAGCGATAGAGTTAAAGGAGTCGTTAACAGAGGTGAATATGGGATTCTCGGAGCGCCTGGCGCAGGCAATGAAAAATGCTGGATATACTCAAGGCCGATTAGCCAAAGATGTCGGCATGGCTCAATCCAGCGTAAATAAGTTACTTAAGGATGCTAACGGTTCGCGTAAAACTGTTGAGATCGCCTCTGTACTTGGCGTACGTCCAGAATGGCTTTCTGCGGGTGAAGGAGAAATGCTCGCTTCTGGTATGCAAGAGCCATATAAGCCATACCAGGTTAAAGCCGCAGAAAATGGATTCTACCGCGTGGATGTTCTAGACGTTAAGGCCAGCGCTGGTCCAGGTTCGCTGGTCACCAGTGACTTTATTGAAACCATACGTGCCATTGAATACACAACTGAACAGGCTCGCGCTTTGTTTGGCAACCGGCCATCACAGCACGTTAAAGTTATCACGGTTAATGGCGATAGCATGGATGGCACTATTTCCCCTGGCGACCAAATATTTGTCGACACTGGTGTCACACATTTTGATGGCGACGGTGTGTATGTTTTCGTTTTCGGAAAAACTCTTCATGTGAAACGCCTGCAGATGCAGCGTGACAGACTGGCTGTCATTTCAGACAACCCCATCTATGAAAAGTGGTACGTTGAAGCTGGGGATGAGGACACGTTCTATATCATGGCGAAAGTCCTGCTCAGGCAATCAATAGATTACAAACGTTTCGCATAACCCGCTTCGGCGGGTTTTTTATTGCAGTCAAACCGCCCTCCTTACCGCCACCCTAACTTTTCCAACCTCTTTATCTAATTTTTTTACCCCTTCCTCTAAAAAATATCGCTTTATCATTCAATCAATTATCGTATTATCGATTATAAATATCGTTTTGGCGATTGACTCAAATAATCGCTTTAGCTATTGTTTAGCCATCGAAACGAAACATCGATGCGGCCACCAGAGTTAAGCCGCGGCGGACAGCAAGTCGCCTGCTCATTAACAAACAGAATTTTGCATCCGAGGTTGAGCGAAGAGATTCGCATAACTCAGTTCCCCGGCATCTCCAGACCTCAAGGGGTAATGGCATCCCGGGCAAGCGGCGGACAATGTCGGATGCACCAAAGCAGGAATGTTTTGGCAATGGATGAATGCGCAGGCTGATGCGCGACCGATGTATTCACAGCGCCCATGGCAAGCCGTAACCAATCGGCGCCTCAAGACAGTGTCACTGGTAGTGCGGGCGCTCTAACCAGTAAGCCGGAAATCAGCACCGGCCATCCAATCGCCAAAGCATTTCTCCCGCATCAGCGGGTAACTAAAGAGGGTAAGGCGATGGAGTGTAAGAAAGGGGATGTTGTTACGTGGTCAGGCCAGGCCGCGGGCAGCTGGAAGACGAAAACTGGAGTGATTACGGAAGTGTGGGAATACAAGAAACAAACGCGTTACACCGTAAAAGTTGATCCGAAGGAAGGTTCTACGGCGAAACCAAAGTTTTATTACCCCCGCACATCAGCACTACAGAAAGTGTCATGACCCGCTCCGGCGGGTTTTTTCATACCTCAGTCGCTTCACCGAGGCGGCTTAGTTATGACAACCGGCGGCCATCCACCGTCTTACATTAAGCGCAGAAGTATTTCTTGTTCCGCTGGCCGGCGATAAGGCCACGAGGGTGATATGAATCACGATGAATTTGTTGATGGTCGTTGCGGTATGTCGCGCCGGTGTTGGCGAAACCTGACACGCATCTGCATTGGCTTGATAGCCATATACCTGCTGATTGCCTTATTTGTGATGGAGGTCTTCCATGATTAGTCAGCACTACGGTACCCAGACCGTTAACCGCGGCGCCGTTCAGCCAGGCATGCTGGTTAAGCATCGCGACGGCACCTGGACGGCATCAGCTCACAAGCGCGGGAAGCTGTACCTTCACCGCGGCTGCGAACGTACCTACACCAAAGCCCTGCTTATCGAGATCTACCTCGATGGACGCGGAAACGGCTTAAGCAACTAACCAACCGATTCAACCGATCAGCCTGGCAACAAGCGGGCGGGATTCGTACCCCCTCATTTCAGGAGAAATTATGAAACATCATAGTCAGTTATTAAGGCTTCCCCGGACAATTCCATCGATGTTAGCAAGCCACCGCTCTCTCATCACAGAAGCTCGCGAATCTCGCTTACTTGGGTGGCGACGTGAGGCTGCATATTACCTACGCAGTGCTTCAATCGAACGTATGTGTATCGCAAACAAGGCTGCTGAAAAATGATCGCTTTAGAAAAATGGGATGATGACGCTTTCATCAAGCTGATGCGTGACGCAATCCCCGAATCACCGGTTGATGATGACGAGCCGGTTAACCTGGCTGCAGAACGCCATAACCCGGTGATCAGCATGGAAGAGTTCGCAGGTAATTTTAACTAAGTGAGACCATCATGAAATTCGAAAAAGCCATGAGAAAGAAAGCCAAGCTACGGCTGGCACTTACCGGGCCAAGTGGTTCTGGCAAGACCTACAGCGCGTTGCTGGTCGCCAAAGGTATCGGCGGCAAGGTCGCATTCATCGACACCGAAAAGGGCAGCGCTTCGCTTTATTCCGATATCGCTGACTTTGATGTGCTTGAACTGGATCCCCCCTTCTCTCCCGAACGATTCATTGAGGCAATTAAGTCAGCTGAGGATGCCGGATACGAAACTCTGATCCTCGACAGCATCACTCATGAATGGGGCGGCGTAGGCGGGTGTCTTGAACTGGTCGACACTATCGCCAAGGCAAAGTACCGAGGCAACAGCTGGTCAGCATGGAGCGAAATTAACCCTCGTCACCGCCTTTTCCTCGACGCAATTTTGCGTTCGCAAATGCACATCATCGCAACCATGCGCAGCAAGACTGAAACCGCCCAGATTGAAGAGAATGGTCGTAAGAAGGTCGCCAAGCTTGGCATGAAGTCAGAACAGCGCGACGGCGTCGAATATGAGTTCACTACCGTGCTGGATATCGCTCACGAAACACACCATGCAATCGCCAGTAAAGACCGTACCAAGCTCTTCTCCAACTCCGATCCGGTAATCCTGAGTGAAGACACTGGCAAGCGTCTCCTGGAGTGGCTGGAATCTGGCGTTAATCAGCACGAAGAGAACCTCAAGCAGTTCGTTGCTGATGCTGAGAAAGCGCCGGACATGGAAGCACTCAAACCGTTATTCGAGGAAGCATGGCGCACCCTGCGCGGTACCGAATATCAGGCTAAAGCGAAAGATATCTATGACATCAGGAAATCAGAACTCGAACAGGCGGGAGCTGCGGCATGAGCAGTAGAGGCGTAAACAAGGTAATCATCGTTGGTCGATTAGGTCAGGATCCGGAGGTGCGCTATACACCTTCTGGTGCTGCCTTTGCAAATATCACAGTTGCCACATCCGAGCAGTGGCGTGACAAGCAAACTGGCGAACAAAAAGAGCAGACTGAATGGCATCGGGTAGTTATTAGCGGGAAATTAGCTGAAATAGCCGGCGAATATCTGCGTAAAGGTTCTGAGGTATATCTGGAAGGGAAACTGCGCACAAGAAAATGGACAGATCATAACGGTGTCGATAAGTACACCACCGAGATTCAGATTGGTATTAACGGCACAATGCACATGCTTGGCGGCAAGCAGGTAGGAAACGAACAGAACTCGTCTACGCGCAATAGTGTACAGTCGCAGACACCAGCGGTACCGCAGAATTATGAGCGCAGCGAGCCACCCATGGATTTCGACGACGATATTCCATTTTCGCCGGTAACTCTTCCATTCCCTCGTCACACCATTCACGTCATTTAATCAGGAACATCCACATGTCATCACCTCTTCCCGGGGCGGGATATTTACGCCCGCCAAAACATTCAGGCACCAAAGAGGAGGTGCTGGCGAGGTGCTTCGAGGCAATCGCAAATAACGATTACCAGACGCCGAACATGGAAGTTCGGATTCAGGAGCGATTAGAGAAAGATGTCTGGTTCGACAATCTGGAAGCAAGTAAATGCCCTCAGTATGTACCGGTCGGACCGATGCGCCCATCACGTGAGGATGAACGAATCAAACGCTACCGAACCCGCCTAGGTGCTATTAGCAACGCATAAAATGAGGTTTCCAATGACCTATCAACTTCACGTCGGGCGCTGCGAGGAGGTCCTTAAAACGCTGCCTGATAACTCCGTTGATGCCATCGTGACGGATCCGCCGTACGGGCTTAGCTTCATGAATCACAAATGGGATTACGACGTCCCTAAGGTAGAACTGTGGCAGGAATGCCTGCGCGTTCTCAAGCCGGGCGGCCATCTTCTGGCATTCGGAGGATCACGTACCTATCACCGCCTTGTCGTTAACGTTGAGGATGCCGGGTTCGAAATCCGCGACCAGATCCTATGGATTTACGGCAGCGGCTTCCCCAAGTCGCATAACTTAGATGGTGATTTTGATGGCTGGGGAACGGCTCTAAAGCCTGCGCACGAACCGATCGTCATGGCTCGAAAGCCATTCAAGCAAACCGTGTCCGCCAACATGAACGAGCACGGTACTGGAGCAATCAATATCGACGCCTGCCGGATACCGACCGATGAGGCGCTTAATGGTGGCTCCGGCGGGCTGCTTTCGCATCAGCGTGACGGTACCAAACCGGTTGCAGACTACGAGCAGGCACCGGAAGGACGCTGGCCAGCCAACATTATTCACGACGGCAGTGAAGAGGTGATCGCCTGCTTCCCTGCTAATGCTGGAGCTGCAGCACCAGTAACCGGCAACGAACCTTCAGCAGCATCAACAGGTCAAGTACTTGGAATGCGCAAGCGCGTGGCCACAGTCCACCACGGCGATAAGAGAAGCGCGGCACGATTCTTCTATTGCGCCAAGGTCAAACCGAAGGAGCGCGACGAAGGCCTCGAGAGATTCATCGCTACATCAGCAAGCGACATGACAGGCGGACGCAAAGAAGGAAGCGTCGGTATAAACGACCCGCGCGCCGGTGCAGGTCGCACCAATGGCGCTAGAAACAATCATCCTACTGTTAAGCCGCTCGCTCTGATGAGCTATCTCTGCAGGCTGATCACTCCACCTGGCGGTACCGTGCTTGATCCGTGGATGGGAAGCGGGAGCACTGGCCGGGCCGCCATCGAGGAAGGTTATAACTTCATCGGAATCGACCTTAACCCGGATTACGTAACCATTGCTTCTGCGCGGATTGCTCACTCCTTCAAAAAGAAAACGGAGACCGCATGACACCAGCAGATGAAAACGCCATCCGCGCCGCCTGCCGCCGTTGTACCGAGGAAATCAAACAGGCTATGCGCAAAAAGCCAAAGCCTAACTGGGGCGCAACAGTTAAGCCCATCATCAAGAAACACCACCAGCAAATTGCACCTCTGGGAGTTAGCCTCCTGGAGTTCGTCGTATACACAGGGCGGCTTAATCGCCGTTTCGGAGTGGAATCGTGAAAGAACGCGGAATGATTTTTAACGGTGAGATGGTTCGCGCCATTCTCGACGGCCGGAAGACGCAGACCAGGCGGATCATGAAGGTGCAGCCTGAGCCATCGAAATCGCGACCAGGAGATTTTTGGTTTTCATCGAAAAAATTAGAAAGCATGGTGCACATTTCTGACTTTGCGCCGGGTAACTCACCTATTGCCGATTATCACCTTTTCATTCAGGAGCATTGCTGCCCGTTTGGTGCTGTCGGCGACCGCATCTGGGTGCGTGAGACGTGGGCGCGCTACAACATCGACCAGAATAGCCACGACTTAGCGTACCGCGCCACAACTCCAGCAGACTGGCCAGAAGAAGGCCGCTGGCGTCCCAGCATCCACATGCCGCGCTGGGCCAGCCGTATTCTGCTGGAAATAACCAATGTGCGGATTGAGCGGCTGAACGCTATTAGCCCGGAAGATGCAGAGTCAGAGGGGCTGGAGCGTACCAACTTTACAGGTTTCGGCGACGAGCCTGGATTACCTAGCTATCCAGAGCCGGATGTTTATTTCGACCCACTGAAGAAACAGTGGAAGGAATATCCGCCTGAAGCATTCGCGGGGCTATGGGAATCCATCTACGGCGAAGGAAGTTGGAAGGCCAACCCTTGGGTGTGGGTTATCGAGTTCAAGCGCGTAGAAGGCGGTGCAGCATGAGCAAGTACGCAAAGCTAGATCAGCTGATTCTAAACAAAATCGGCGGAAGCCCTACTCCATTCCACAAGATTTTTGTAAGGGATGTTGAAGAAGAGTCTAAGAGAATTGCTGAAGAAGACGGGAGTGGGTACCCGTTCAGATTTGTTGATCGCCGACTGCAATATATGCGTAAACGGTCATTGATCCGACATGTTAATGGCAAGGGATGGGTAAGAGCATGACAGCAGAAATCATCGATCAAGCCAACGAGCTTGCGCAGCAGCGCATCGACATGGCGATCGCAGCGCACCGCATCAACCGCAACGCCGTATCAGCTGAGCATTGTAGTGAATGCGGAGAGAGTATTCCGGCGCCGCGGCGCGCTGCCGTTCCAGGCTGCCAAACATGCGCGGAATGCCAATCAGTTATCGAGCTGAAGAATAAGCAGAGGGGATTATGATGGGTTACAGCGAATTGAGTGACTATGAAGTTAGCAAGCGCGTAGCTATGGCGGTCGGCGGCTTCCTCGAAGAGGATTTTTGCGAAACCCATTCAGTGATTTTTAGACGTCATGGTCGGCATCAATACTCGTTTTTCGAACCATGTACAAACCCATCAGACGCATGGCCCATCATCTTAGAAAACAAAATTAGCCTTAATTGGGCTGAAGTTGAAAAGTCATGGTGCGCACATGTTGGCGGGGTGATGACGGATGGTTGTTGGTGTTGGGATTATGACCCAGACCATTATCAGGACAACGTCAACCCGCTACGCGCCGCAATGATTGTATTCCTCATGATGCAGGACTCAGCCAATGTTCAGGATAATCCAGCCTAATACCTGGTACGCCGATCCCCACGGCAAGCCTGCAAAGTCCTCCGCACTACCCACGAAGTAATCCACTACATCCGTAACGGCCGCACCTGCATCGCCAGCATGGCCCGATTTCAGCATGAATTCGAGCCAATGACCAAAGCACAGGCCGAGCGGATCGCAGAAGAAATCGAAACAGCAGAACACCTGAAGAAGCTGCGCGCCCAGCGTGCGGCGTAAGGAGAAAGCATGCCAAACCACGTAACAAACGAAATCCGCGTTATCGGCGGAACTAATAAACAGCGCCTCGCTTTTATCCGATCAATCACTAATAAGCGCGGGAATATTGATTTCAACAATATTTCTCGCATGCCAAAGAGCCTGATGATTGACGAAAGTTCCTGGGTGGAAAAACTTGCCAGCGCTATCGCTGGCGAGCACATGGGCCGCTTCGCATTCGAAGAAATTGAAAGCCCATCAGCAGTAATCGAAATGATGCGCAAGCACGGAAGCACGGACAAATACATAAAAAAGGTGAAGCAGCACGCATTAATGCGCATCGAAAATAAGCGCCGTTACGGGTTCTATTCCTGGTACGACTGGTCATGCGCCAAATGGGGAACAAAGTGGAATGCCTACAGTGTAGAAATGCCGATCGACAGGCCGCGTGAACGAGTTAAGCGAGGCTACCAGCATCGACCAACACACGTGCGGGCATACGATAAACGTGTTTTCAAAAAGAAGCTAGCACGTCATGCAGCGAGCGGCGCCCCTCTGGTGATTCGTTTTGAGACGGCATGGAGTTGCCCTGAACCTGTTTACCATGAGCTCGCCAGCAGATTCCCGCACCTCGAGTTTCATATCCGTTATGCGGATGAAGATATGGGTAGCAACTGCGGAACAGTCCTGCTGAAAGATGGTGCATGGTCAGCAGATGACATTGCTCCGCGCTGGAGTGAACAGACCGAAGAAGAGCATTTCAAATGGCGAAAGTTTGCTTTTCAGGTTCGCTACCCAGGCGACACGCCGCAACAGCATGGCATGAATGACCTGTACAAATACGACGAAGACGACTGACGCAACTTATAGCCAGTTATGAGCTGGCTATTGGGTGCGAAAACACCGCCTCCATTATCCCTTTAACCCGGCCAGGCGCCGGGTTCTTTTTGCCTGGAGAACACAGATGAATGACAGCATCCTGGTTACAAGCGAAATCCTTGCCCGTTACAAAATTTCCCGAAGCACGCTCTATTTCTGGAGCACTCCATCCCGGATGCCATCGTACTTTTCTCAGCCGTTTCCGAAGCCAAAAATAAATGGCAGCCCTAAAAGATGGCGTTTGTCAGATCTTCTTGCCTGGGAAGACAACATGAGTATCAAACCAGAGGCTGGCCAATCAACTTCTCAAGATGACGCTGCCAAACAGCTAGCCAATGACGCTGATCATCCAAATAATCGTGGAGGTTATACCGCGCCATGA